CTACCAGCGTCGGCGCGAGCTGGCAGCGGGGACCGGGTAAGTCTGCTGCTGGGTCGGCTTACACGGCTGCCTGTGCCGGTAGATGGTGACCCCGGGCCCGGTCGCGCCGTCGACGGTGGTCTCGTCGTAGTCGTCGCCTTCACGGAGTGGCATGTCGCAGCGTGCGCAGATCACTGATCGGCTCCTTCGGGGCGTCGTGCGGCGGTGCACGGTGGGCAGGCGTACACGTTGATGTCGAGGTGGTGCGCGCCAGAGTTGCCGCGGGAAGTGCCCGCGGGCAGGCCGCCGCCTGCGAGGGAGGAGTTGCAGTAGCAGCAGTTCCAGCCCTGGTACTGGCCGTATGTCAGCTCAATGACGGGCGGCGGCGTGAGGCGGATCATCGCGCGCCCTCAGATGCGAGACTGCGCAGGGCCCGGCGGTCAGGGCACGGCTGGTTGCGGAGGCAGGCGCGGCAGTTCGCGATGTGGATGCGGTACACGCGGGCCGCCAGCCTCTGGACGCACGAGTCGCAGCCACGGGGGAACACCGTCACCCCGCTGGGCCCGGGCCGCTCGCCGAGGTCGACAGCGGTCTCGATCGTGAGTCGGGTCTGGCACCAGACGCAGGCCGCGCCCCGGGCCTGTAACCCGGACAGGCTCGCGACCCTGGGGAGCGGTAGCAGAGCAAGCGCGGATGCCTCGGCGCTGCTGCTGGTGCGCGTCTCCCCTGCCACGAAGGCCTCCACGGTCGCGGTGATCCGTCTCACACCAACGACCGTAGAGGCCCCCATCTCGAGCAGAGGACCGGAATCCGGTCCCCTCTCTACGCAGCGAGGATGCCCACCTCCACCGCCAACTCCGAAGCGCGGCGCCGGCGGGCCGCCTGCTTCGACTCGAGCTCCTCGAGGATGATGCGACGGGCGTAGCCGTTGTACGCGATCGTCTCCGGCGCGGCGCGGTGCGCCTTCTCGAGCGTCGCGACCGCGACATCAGGCTGCCCGTCCAGCTGGTAGCCGCGCGCCTCCTCGATCCGGTGGCGGGCGCGCCGGGGCCGGGACGGGATAGTGACTTCGTCCGCTCGAGCAGCCTGCCGCACGGACTCGCCGCCCTGGTGCAACTCGACAGCCACAGTGACGGCGTGGGCGCCCATGATGGCTTGCGAGAACGAGGTGACCGGGTGGTAGTAGTCGGCTGGCAGCCTCGTGGCCATGTCGTTGGCCTGGTCCCAGTGCCGCCACGCCGTCCCGGTCTCCCGCCGGCGGGCGGCCGTGTAGCCGAGCTCGAACTCGAGCGCCCCCGCAATGGCGAGGACGTCGTCGCTGGCGTCCGGGAGGAGCGGCTCGAGGAAACGGACGGCCTCGACGTTGATTGCGTCGGCGGCGTCGAAGTGCCGCGGGCCGGAGTCGCGATGGGCCTGGGCCAGCAGCCACGCGGCGACACCGATGGCGTGGGGATCCCCCGAGTCCTGGGCGGCGACCATGCCGCGCTCGGCGACACGCCACAACAAGCTCGAGTCCGGCTGGTAGGCGATGAAGAACTGGCTGAGGCTGTACGTCTGCGCGAGGAGCGCCTGAGCGCGGCGCCGCTCGTTGCTCGAGTCCGCCGCCCGCACCAGCGCCTGCGCGTCCTGAATGAGACCCGGCAGCAGCCGGCCGATGACCTCGCGGTGGTTGGGCGCCTGGTGCCGGGCCTTCCACGCTGAATGCAGACGGGCCTCGAGGTGCGCCACCGGGGGCGGCTCAACACTCGATGCGAGCGCGAAGTTGTCCACTGCGGCTTTGACCGCTGCGAGGCGGGGATGGCCGGGGCCGATGAACAGATTCACGTGCGTCTCCGGGAGACCGGTCAGGTCGGCAAGGTCGCGTACCCGGAGGGCTTCGGCGATCCGCATCACCATCGCGAGGCCGGGGGCCTGCTGCTGCCCGTTCTCGATCTTCTTGAGAGTGTGCGGTGACACATCGATGAAGTCGGCGAGTTGTGCGCGGGTCATGCCCCGGCGCTCGCGGAGGATCTGCACCCGCTGGCCGAACTTCAGCGGGTCGGCGTACGGGTCCGGGGTAGCATCGGATGGCATGGTCTCGCCCTTCTCCTGGTACGGGTCGCACTGTCCAGGGTAGGGGCGGGGCCGTTTTCGTGTGAGGGGCTTGTGACGTCTGGGCCGCGTAGGCTGGTCTCATGTCCCCCGATCTTGTGACCGCGCCTACTGGCGTGCGCTCGGCTGCCGAGTTGAACCAGGCGATCCGCGCGTTGTGGTCGCATCCGGCGGTGCCGCTGACGGCGGAGCAGCGGGAGGAGTACGGGCGGCTGCTGGCCGAGCTGCTGCGCGTCGAGCGCGGGGACGTCACCGCAGCGGCATGAACGAGGCCCCGTCCGCCGTAGCGGTACGGGGCCCCGTGCGTCCGGTCAGCCGAGGATGTGCTGGAGGTACCAGACCCCAAGCGCTGTCCAGCCCACGGCGAACACAACCGCGCCGGCCTTCGTGTGGACCCGGAACCAGCGGCGGGTCGACTCGCTGAGCGTGTCGCCCTCCCGCGCCGTCCGCAGCGCGTACACCTCGAACGCCGCGCCCGCCAGGATCAGACCACCCCACACCGCGTCGCCGGTGTTCACCGGCCTGCCGCCTGCCACAACGCGACCCCGAGCGATCCCATCGCTACCAGCACCGCCGCCGACGGCAGAGGCCAGCGCGCCTTCTCCAACGCCCGAAGCCGCGTCTCGTGGTCCGCGACGTCCTTACTGACCTCGGTCAGCCCCTGAGCGATCCCGTCCAGCTTGGTCTCGACACGGGTCAGGCCATCGCTCAACGACCGCAACTCCTGGTACATCTGCGCGGGCGGGATGTACACGCCCGAGTCTGGCACGGTCACTCTCTGGCCTCCGACGCCCCGTCCGTCCGCAGCCACGACGGCAGCAGGCCCTGCACGCTCGGCAGCGCCATCACCCGAGCGAAGCCGCCCGCCACCGCCAGCGCGCCCGCCACCCACGGCAGCGACTCCGGCACACCCGACGCCTGCACGATGAACGGCAGCGCCAGCGCGATACCCACCGCCGTCTGAAGCACCGTGCGCACGGTCCGCTTCGTCTCTTCCTTCGGCATGATCAGCCCTCCTGCGATCCGTCGGTGACCTCGACCGACACCTTCACCACCGCGTCCGCGATGGCCTTCTCGACCGCAGCCACCACCGTGGCCGTGTCGACGTCCTCACCGACCATGCCCGCGAGCTTGGTGATCGCAGCGGACTGCGCGGCGAGCGCCGTGTTCGCCTTGTCCAGCCGCTTCAGGATCTCCGTCTGCACCGACGAGAGCGTCCACGTCGGGTTCGTCGCCGGCGCACCCGGAACGACGATCACGCCGTCCAGCTTCAGCACCGCCTCCGCGACTTCCTTGGCAGTGGGCATGTCGTCCTCCTCGCCCGGGTTCCAGCCCGGCTCGTGCTCCAGCCGCTCGGCCACCGCCGCGCGGAAGTCCTTCATGTCGAATCCGCGCGGGTCGACCTTCCAGTCCGACCACTCCAGGTGGCCGATCCCAGACTTCGGGCCCCAGCCGTGCGCCCGGCAGATCGCCGCGGTGGCCCGGACCGTGGCGTCGTACTGCACGCGGGGCCACGGGTCCTTGCCGTCGCCCTTGTTCTCGCACTCCCAGCCATAGAAGCGGGCGTTGCCGTCGACCGCTCCGTCCGATCCGTCATGCTCGCGTGGGGCTGGCGGCCGGTCGCCGTACGACTCGTCGATCACGGCTTGCAGCACGGCCCCGTCGCCGCCGCCGGCGTGGTTGGCGCGGCCGTTGCCGGTGAGGTGGACGACGCCGTCCTTGGTGATGCAGCCAGTGGCGAGCGGCCCGGGCAGGGCACTATGACCGCGGAAGATCAGCCCCACGACGTCCGTTCCCGGGCCGGTGACGGTGTGGTGGATCTGCACCCCGTGCACCGGGCCCCAGGCGCCCCGGTGGTTCCGGTTGTTGGTGCGCCAGCCGGGAACCTCCCGGACGGTCACACCCTCCGCGCGGAGCGCCGCGACCAGCCGGTCAGCGGTCAGTGGAGTGGCCATGGCCTACTCTCCCGTCTCGGTGATCTGCCGCTGCACGGTCGTCGCCTGCTCGAACCGCAGATCCAGCGACCAGCCGTCCGCGCGCAGCGCGTTGTACAGGACGCCGTACCACTCCAGCAGCTCCTCGTCCGTCGGCGTCGGCCCCTCCGCGATCACCGACGCCTGCAACGACATCTGCGCCGAACCGCCCGGCGTCGCCTTCTGAGCCGTGATCAGCAGCGGCGTCCGGTGCGAGAACACGGCCGGTGTCGGGTCAGTCCACTGCAAGGCCATGAGCGCCTCCTCAGGCGAGTCGTCGGATGTGCATGGAGGAACCCGCCCCCACACGGGTCGCGGTGGCGCTGGACGTGAACTGCGCCCACATCAGGGCGATGGTCCCCGCGGTGCTGCTCGTGGTGATGACGCCTTCCTCGATCGCGAGGGCCTGGTTCGTGGCGGAGGCGCGGGTGCCGTAGCGCACGGTCGTGCCGAAGGCGTGGACACCGGAGCGGTGGTAGCCGCCGTTCGCGGCTTGCGCTGTCGCCGCTCCAGAGGAGGCGAGTTCGTAGGCTGCGCCGTTCGCGGACCGGTTCCCTGACGCCCCCGTGGGCAGGGCCCACTGCGTCTGGAACTGGGCGGCTTCGACGGCGGCGAAGTGGATGTACATGGTCACGTGGTAGACCGCGTTCGCCTCCAACGTCGCCGTCAGGTCGGTGTCGTTGGCCAGCGTCGTCGTCGATGCGCGGTCCTCGTTGGTGTTCTTGACGATGATGTCGGGCAGCATCGAGCGGAGCAGCGTGCCGGTGATGCGCTGGCCCGCGTAGATCGTCGGGTACGTAGACACTGCGAGCCTCCTACAGGGACGTGTATGCCGGGTGGGCCAGCGCCACCGCGGCGCCGGAAGAGTGAGCCTTGACCAGGCCGTTAATGGAGCGGGTCACGGTCATGGTCTGCGGGTTGATCAACTCGAAGTTCTGGAAGCGCATCGACAGCGAGGCGTTCGTGTTGCCCGTGTTGCGGAAGGACCTCGTGCCGATGTTCGCCGCGGCGGTCAGGTCGGTGTCGGTGACGGAGATCCGCCACACGTCCGGCTCCTGATCCGTGGTCCGCCAGATCTTCGTGCGGATCGTCGACCCGATCGCCTGCAACCTCACCCGGTAGTACGTGCCGGCGACGTGCGTGTACGGCGTCGTGTACGAGCCGAGCTGCGTCTCCACCCCGGCCAGCCTCTTGCGCAGGGTGATAGCGATGGTGTTCGACGTGGTGAAGTCCACCCTCGTCGAGTAGTGGTTGTTGTTGTCCACCGCGCGGACGATCGGCCCCGTGTACAGGGACGCGCCTGTGGCGAGGGCGGAGACGGCACAGTCGACGTACAGGTCCACGTCAGCCGACGGAGCGGTCTGCAACGTCAGGTGCGCGATGCCCGTGGCCGGCTGGGCGACCGAACCGACGTTGGGCGCGGTGCTGTAGTCCGCCGCGGTCCCGACGACCGTCCACGCGGCGCCGGACTCGGCTGTGCCCCAGCCGGAGGCCGTGGTGCGGTCGAAGGTGTCGTGCACCGCGCTGGTGCAGGCGGTGACGCGCATGACCTCGCCGCCCACCCGCACGTCGAAGGGGAACTCCTGCGGCATCTCCGCAGCGATCGCGGGCCGAAGCGTCACCATGTCCGACCAGAGAATGTCTGTGGCCGGCGGGAAGTCCGGCACCGTCGGGCTGCCGTTCCCGAAGGCGGCGCCGGCGGGGGCGGTGGCGGTGACCTCGAACCACGTCCACACGTCGGCGGTCACGGAGAGACCGTTTGCTGAGGTGGAGAGGTAGTTGCCGCCTGCGTCGAACCAGTTCAGGTTCAGGTCCACCGACCTGGTGACCTCGGACATTTGCCAGCCCGACAGGGTGTAGTCGCGGCCCTCGACGACGGGCACCATGTCGGCGCCCACGTTCGGGAACTCGGCGACGCCGTCCGGGACCAGCTTCAGCGACCAGTCGCCGTTGAAGGGCGCATTGCCCGGGGTGGGCTCGCGCGTTGCCGTGCAGCCGTTGGCTGTCCAGCCGGTCAGGTCGGTCTCGAAGTCGTAGTTCGTGATGACCGATGGCGCGGCCTGGATCCACACGGGGCCCGTCGTCGTCCGTACGTCGACGGCGGTCTCGCTGGTGGTGAGGTCTTCGACGAGGACGCAGCCGTCGGTGTCCGCCCGCTCGTAGGCGCCGTTCCCCGCCGACGCCTCCAGCGCGACGTGCCACGGCCCATACGGGGTGCAGTTAAAGTCCAGCGTCCAGGTGAACTGGTCGAGGACCTCCTGATAGCCCTGAACCATCAGTTCGATCAGGTCCGGCGGCAGCCACGACGGTGGGTTGGCGATGTCCATGCGGTCGCCGATGTCGACCGCCGCTGCGGCCTCGATCATGTGCGGGGCCGCGGCGAGGTTCAGGCGCACGACCGGGTAGCGGGTCTCGTCCCACGTGCCGAGGTGGAGGAGCCATCCGGCGTGGTCGCCGGTCTGGGCGTCGGTGAAAAGGCTCCGCGTCTGCGAGTCGTCGTAGCGGCCGACGCCATCCGGCGGGGCCTGCGTGGACAGCGTCCCGGTGTCGAGCGTCCGCCGCGTCGACGAGCCGCCGGCACGCTGCACGGTGCGGTCGTTGCGGACGGCCTGGTCGTCGTCCACCGGGTCCAGTGGCGTGACCAGCCCGTCGCTCCCGGTGTAGTCCAGCACCATGGCCGGATTCTGGTTGTACATGGACGGCCGGTCCCTGAACCGGAACGCGGGATAGTAGTCGCGGGACTCGTGGAGGATGCCCTCGTCGGCGTCCGCCGCCTCCCGCATCAGGTCGAGGATCGTCGACAGGCCCTGCACGCCCATCTGTTCCTCGCTGCTGCCAGCGGAGTAGCACGGCGTGAGCTCTTCAGCGCCGAGCCGGTACAGGCGGGCCGAGGTGACCTCGCCGTTCCAGCCGACCAGCGCCCCCGCGGTGTTGCCGAACGACTCGCTGTCGTTGCCGATCGCGAGATGCCCCAGCGCGGTCCCGTTCAGCAGCCCGCTGTACCCGAGCCGGATCTCGGTGGCCGCGCCGATCGTGTTCGCAGCGAGAGTGGCTGCCGCGCCGCCGGTCCCGGACAGTGCGACGGACGACTCGCCGAGCTCGAACACGATCAGGTCGACGTCGATGTCAGCGCCGGTCTGCGTGAGCTCCACACCGACCGAGATCTTCTTGCCGTTCACCGCGGTCGCGGCGAACCCGGTGGCGAGGATCTGCGTGCCGTCCGCGTCGTACGCCCGCAGATCCATGTTCCCGGAGCTGTTGATCCACACGACCCACGTGCGGGCCGTGCCCGTCGTCGTCAGTGTGAACAGCCGGTCCGTGGACGTCACCCCGGCCGCCGGGACCGCCGCGAAGAACCGGCAGAGGATGTAGTTCGTCGCCGTGTACGGGGCCACCGCCACCCGCGTCGTGCCGAAGGTGTACGTGGGGAGCGGCGCCGATGCCGCCCACGCCGAGTACGCCGCCGGCGTCACCCCTCCCGACGCCGGAATGACCATGGCGGGCTGGCCGTCCATGCCCGACGCGAAGCGGGTCGCTGACGCTTCGTCCTCCATGGGCCAGTAGGAGACGATGCTGGAGCGGGAGACGTTGGTGAACTCCCGGAACATCGGCGAGCGGGTCGGCGACGCGCCTTGGGAGAGGCGGCGCATGATCCCGGACGCTTCAACGTGGCAGACGACGTCGTGCTTCGTCTCCCAGCGGGTGGACCAGGACGACACCTCGCCCACGAACCTGGTCTTGCGGTTGGTGATCGTCGACGCGCCGTTCATCGTCCACGTGCGGCCCGCGCTGTCAGCGAAGCTCGTGGTCCCCACGGCCTGGGCGGCGAAGTTCGGGCTCGCGACGATCGTGCCGTCGATCCCGTTGCGGATCTCGGCAGCGTGGCACCGCCCCACCGGCAGGGTGAACGCGATGTTCGTGCCGTTCCCGATCCGCACCGGCGACGTCGACGAGAACACCGACGTGGTGCCGGACTGGGTGACCGGGTCACCAAGTTGTACCCAGGGACCCGCCATCGTGGGCGCCGTGTAGAACGTGGCCGTGTTCCCAGACGCCCCGTTGTTGACGTCGAGCGTCACCCGCACCGCCATGCGGCCGCCCGGCCCCGGAATGGCCGGCGCGACGGTGGAGGACGCGGACAGGGTGTTGGAGCCGTCCGAGGACCACTCGAAGTACAGGCGGCCGTCCTTGCTGCCGAGCAGCCACGACTTCTGCCCGGTGATCTGGTACTTCGCGAACAGCTCCAGCACGCCGATCGCGCCGGTGCCGACCGGGGACAGCCAGTTCGCGAGGGACGCGTCGATCCTCAGGTCCAAGTCGCCGGTGATGTCGAGGCTGGCGTGGTCGACGGTCTGCGCGTAGTCCAGCGTGCTCGTGCCCGGCAGGTCCAGGTAGGTGTCCCCGGTCATCACGCTGACCCGGCACGGGGTGTTGCGGCCGATGCTGCCGTAGTACGCGCCAGAGGGGTTGCGGGGGGTGAACGCCCCGTCGCTGTTGTCGAGGGTGAAGGTGCAGCTGGAGGTGTCGACTTGCTGGCCCCAGTCGGAGCGGCCGCGCCGGATGCGGATCTGCTGCTCAGCGCGCACACGCGGCGTTACGTCCGTCCACGTCGAGCCCATCCGGAACTCGACCTTGGTCGACAGCGGGTCCTCTGGGAATGCCATCAGCCTGCCCCCTGCCCGAGCGACTTCTGGACGCTGCCGCCCCGGTTCGCGATCTCCTTACGCAGCGGGTCGAAGATCTGCTGCGCCACCACCCTGCCGTCGAGCGTGATCGTCTGGTGCACGACGATCGGCTGCCCCGCGGCCGGCGTCGGCGTGTAGCGTGCGCCCCCGCCGCGCTGGGGGGTGTTGAGCATGGACGTCCAGGCGCCCTGCTGCATCATGCGGCGGGTGTCCGGCCCGGAGTACACGCGGCTGCCGAACGGCAGGCGGACGAGCTCGGGCTCGTGCTCGCCGACCATCGTCCACCCGGAGCGCAGACCACCCGTCGCGGCGCCGACGATGCCGCCGCTGGCCTTCTTCCCGAAGGCCTTCTCGATCTGCTTCTCCATGGCCTTCGCGAGCTTGTCCATCGACCGGGCCAGCTTCTCCTGCGAGTCGGTCAGCTTCTTCACCTGCAGCTGCTGCGCCTTGATCGCCGCCCCGAACACCGCATCCGCTGTGGTCTTCCCCGCCGAACCAGCCGACTTGTTGATCTGCCCCTGCAGCGAGTTCATCGACTTGATCTCCGACGACGACGCCTGCAGCAGCGCCCCCGCCGTCTCCAAGCCTCCGCCCTCGATGCCGGCCTCGGCGATCTGCTGCAGCAGCGACGACGACAGGCCCTTCTTCTTCAGGTCGGCGAGGGCCTTGTCGAAGCTGGTGGCCTTGTCGCGGGAGGCGGTGAGGCCGCCCATGACCGAGGCGACCGTGACGGGGCCGTCGCCCTGCCGGCGGGTGATGTTCGCCGACGACAGCACTCCAGACTTCACTGAGTCCGACAGGGACGCGGCGGCCTGCTTCAGGCTGTCGAGCTTGTCCTTAGCCTTCTCCAGCGAGGCGGACACCTTGCCGAGTTGCTTCTCCCAGCTGAGGAGCTTCTTCCCGGTGGAGTCGAGGGCGCGGAGCAGCGAGCGTTCCTGCCCGCCGTGGGTGGCCTTCATGATGATGCCGCGCCACTGGTTGAGGCTGTTGATCAGCGAGGACAGGGAGTCGGGCTTGGCCAGCGCCGACCGGAACTCGCTGCGCTGGTAGCCGCCCATGACGCCGAAGTGGGAGATTGTGAGGTCGCCGCGGGCGTCCTTCCGGGCCGCCGCTTCGGCCTTGGTGACGCCGCCCCGAGCGAGCCTCAGCGTCCCGCGGTTCAGCGCGTCCAGCAGCGGCAGCCCGTACTTCTTCACCGCCGACGACTGGACGACATACTCGGTGTCCGACACCGCGGCCGTCGCGCCGGACGCGAAGGTGGCGAGGATGCTGTCGCTGCGGGGGCCACCCGGGCCCTCGACAAGGCCGCCGTTGGGGAAGTGCTGGAGGGCGCCGCCGTCGGCGTAGCCCCGCACGGGCCCGCCAAACGCGCGGAAGCGGGGCTGGTTGCTCGACTCCACCCGGCGCTGAACGACGTTGATGTAGGCGGTGCCGACGACGCTGCCGCTGATCGCGCGCACAGCCGCGTCGAAGATGCTCCGGTTGGCCCCGACCGGCACCTTCTTGCCAGGGAAGCGAGTGCCGTTGACCCGTGAGGCGGTGCCGAAGAAGGCCCGGGCGTCGGCCGTGATGTTGGCCTCGGCCTTCTTCCTGTCGAACGCGTCCAACTTGCCGCGCGCATCCCGCAACGCGGCCTCCGCCTGCGACTTGTCGGCGGACAGCTTCGCCTTCCGCTCCGCGGTGAGGCTCTTGTCGTTCAGCTTCTCCTTGATGCTGTTGAGATTCGCTTCCGCCTGCTTCACATCGAGCGTGAGCTTCGCCCTGCTGAGCTTGTCGTTGGCGGTAGCGGCGAACTCGCCGATCTTGCCGTTGACCCCGTCCAGGGTTTCCTTCGCCCCGGTAGCCCACTCGTCGAACCGCTCGTTCGACGCCTTCAGCGCCTCGCCGATACCCGGGATGTTCCCGAACGCCATCGCGAGACCGGACACCACCAGGTCCGCGGAGTCGATCGCCGTCTTCGCCATCAGGGTGAAGCCCGCGCTCAACAACGGCAGCCACTGGATGCCGGTGTTCACCATGTCGATGATCGTCTGCGCGACCGTGACGAACGCGCCCCGGATCTGGGTCTCGTTCTCCTTCACCCAGTTCGACAGGCCCCGGAACCCCTCGCCCAGGGTGGACACGTCGACACCCGAGACTGCGAGCAGCGACTCGACCAGCGCCCCGCCCAGGACGCTCGCCAGGTCCGTCGCGACCGAGAAGCCGATCCTGCCGACCTCGTTGAACGACCTGAACATGTCAGCGAGGATGTGCATGGTGGGCTCGATGCCCTCCAGCGCGCCCTCGAAGATGGACGCGAAGCCCTCAAGGGCCAGGCCCGCCCCGCGGAAGGCCTCGCCGAGCAGCGGGCCGAAGGTCTCAGCGAAGGCGCCCGAGATCTTCCCCAGCGACGGCAGGAGCGAGTCGTTCAGGAACGACGCGAACCCGCCGAGCATCTCCGACGCGCCGCCGATCCCCTGCTCCAAGCCCTCGAACATCCCCGGCAAACCGGTATCCAGGAACCCGCCCAAGAGGCTGTCCCACGCGTCGAGCGCGGGCTGAGACTTAGCACCGAAGTCGAGGAACGCCTGGGTGAAGGTGCCGACCGAGCCGGCGAACTCCTCGACCCACTTCGAGCCCATCTCGGCGTTCTTCGCCAGCGCACCCTTGAACGCAGGGCTGTCGGCGAAGCGGGCGGCCTTCTCCGTGATCCGCCCGAAGGTGTCCGCCCCCGTTTCGATGACCGGCGTGAGGTCGGCCATCGCCCCCTTCAGGGACTTGACGGCCTTCTCCGTGTGCGGGGCGACCGCCTTCTCGGCGACCTTCTTCCAGTCCTCGAACGGTTTCTTGAGCTCCTTCGCCTTCTTCTTCAGATCGTCCATCGCCAACGCGGCGCCACCACCCACCACGGCGAGACCAGTCAGCATCGGAGCGAGCGCCCCGATCGTCGGCAGCAGCGTCGTACCCAGCACCGCCGCCGCGCCGATCGCCTGCCCTTTCAAGCCCGCACCGCCACCAAGCGAAGAGCCGGCGTTCGAGGCCGCGCTGGCGACGTCGTCGAGCTGGCCGCCGACGATGCGCAGCGAGCCGCCCATCTGGCTCGCCTGCCGCTGCAACTGGTTGAGGTTGCGGTTGACCGAGTTGAAGCCCGGTCCGGTGAGGTCCCGGACGTGCACGGTGATTGTGACGTCATCCGCCATCGGGGCCTCCTTCAGGGGTGTCAGGCGTGCCGAGCTGCTCGATAGTGATCAGGCGGAGCAGCTCGGCTGGCTCGTCGAGCAACTGGCTGGGCAGGCAGTGGAAGCGGTCGCAGAGCTGGAGGATCAGGCGGGCACGGCGGAGCTCTCCAGGCTCGGTGACCTTGGCTCCATCGGAATCGACACCGCCGGGGATGGCTCGCCAGAGGGCGAGCTCTGCGGCAAAGGGTCGGGGACCCCGCTGTTCACCTGCCGCAGCGCGTTGAGAATGGCCAGCACCATGCCGCCGTCCTGCGTGCACACGCCCTCGAACGAGGTCGGCACCGGGGCGCCGGTCTCGTCCTCGACGTTCCATGAGACGAGGCGCTGTACGAGCGCCTTGACGACCTGGTCGGGGGTGAACTCCATCTCGTTGAGTTCGAGTTCCTCGCCGACGGTCAGGCCGCGCACGCTGGCCTCAAGGCCCTCGTACTCGGTGCCGGTGAAGTCCAGCGCGTATACCCGGCGCTTCGGTCGGTATCCCACGTGTGACTCCCGTCAGGCCCAGGTCGGCACGACGCCGTTGGCGAGGACGCCAGGCACCGAGAAGGTGAGCTCGCCGCTGTCGGCGCGGGTGAGGGGGTAGTCGGTGTAGAGACACTCGTTGGCGAGGGTCTGCCCCGACACCGTGAGCGTGGTGGTGCGCGCCACCGAGGTGCTGGGGACGGTCTTGAACACGTCGTGGGACATGTTCGCGGCGTCGTTGAACACGCCGTTCAGCGTGACACTGAAGTCGGCGAGCAGCAGGATCCGCTCGTACGCCGACTTGTCGATGCCCGTCGCGTCCTGCACGCCGCGCGGGGTGGCGAACTGGAGGTTCGTGATGTCGTTGACGATCGCCCTGGGCGTGCCGCCTGCATCGTCGACCGAGCACACGCTCCACCCGAGGCCGGATTCCTTCGCCATGGGTCCTATCCCTTCTTCTGCTGGTCGACGAGCCGAAGCTGGTTCTCGCCGAAGTCCTCGACCCAGTCCTGCGGACGGGTGTGCTGCCGCTTACGGCCGGTCGGGTTGCCGCGCCAGTCCCCGTCACGGACGAGGTACAGCTCCGGGACGGTCTTGTGGTCGGCGAAGCACCGCTGACCGGACTCGAACCGGAACACCGTGAGCCCCGCGTCGGTCGTCATCTCGCGGAAGGTGCGCCGTGACTCGCCGCGGATGTATGCGGCCTGTGTGCGGCCGAGTTCCGTCCGCTCGTCGATGACGGAGTCCCAGCCGTGCCGCCACGCCTCACAGCCGACCTGCTCGCACACGGCGCGCACGGTCGTGTCCCGCTTCCGGGTGATCTGGAATGTCTGGTACGCCTGCACCGGCAGGTTCGGCATGATCCGGTTCACGGGACGCTGCATCAGTACGTCACCTCCACGTCGTTGCGGATCACCGACACGGCGAACACGGCTTCCGTGAAGGTTCCGGTGGTGACCACCCGCAGGTAGCGCTCCACCGTCTGGTCCCGGGCCGTCTCGATCCGCTGCGCTGTGACGCCCGTGGCCGCCGCAAAGCCGCCTCCGGTCACGTCCGCCCATGCGTCGCCAGCGCCGTTGTCGCTGGACTCCTGGAGCTTCACCGTCACGCTCGTCCCGGTGAACGCGAACACATGCAGGTACGCCTGCAAGCCGAAGTCCGTCGACCCGGTACCGAAGTCCACCGAGCTGCCGTTCGTGCCCGTGGTGTCCGTCCGCAGGCCCGCGGTCAGCGACCGGCCCCACTCCAGCGTGTAGGTGTTGGACTGCGCCTCCACCGAGAACGTGAACTGGCCGTCGTCACCGCGCTGGCCGTCGTACCCGATCTGCTTCGCCACGATGTTCGCCGACGCCCCGCCCAGCGTCGTGCCACGGAAGTACGAGGCGATCACGTCCGTGCGCGGCAGCACGCTCAGGACCGCGTGCGCCGCGTCAGCTTCCTCGCCGGGGTTGAAGTACGTGGTCGTCTGAAGCCGGCCGTCGAGCTTGCCGCCCTTGCGTTCGTGGGCGGACTTGTTGATGCCGGTGAACTCCAGGGCGGCGGGGCCGCCGCCGATGTTGCCGACGGCTTGGATGTCGCCGGAGAGGTCGTAGCCGGAGATGAACAGGGCATCTCCGAGCCCGGACTGCTTGGCCACTACGCCTCCTGGTTCCAGAGATCAGAGCAGATGAGTGGGAGGGTGATCGTGAACACCCGGTATTCGGCGCCGCCCTCGGCGAGGTAGCCGGCCCGGGCCGACAGGGGCTCGCCGTAGGCGCCGAGGAGGTCGACGTGGCGGACGAGGCCGCCGAGTTCGAAGTCGCCGCTGTAGGCGGCCATGAGCCAGTCCAGGGCGGTCATGAGGTCGGGGTCGATCGCGTCGGCGGGCTGCTGCTGGAGCGACGAGTACAGGCGCACGAACAGGGCCAGTCGGGACGAGGTGGAGTTCAGGCCCGAGCCGCCGCGCGCCGGGCCGATCTGCTCTACCCACACGGCGGCCGTGATGCCGCTGGTGGGTGGGGACTTGGGCTCGTGGCCGTTGACGTCGGCGAAGTAGCCGGACGCCAGGGCGTGGGACTCTACCGCCCCGAGGATGGTGCGGATGTCGAGGGCCATCTACCGCTCCCCTCTGCGAATGCGGCCGATGGTCGAAGAGCCGACTCCGAGCAGTTCGGCGAGTTGGCGCAGTGTCATCTGCGGGTTCGCGTGCACCTGGGCGATCAACTCGGGGGTCACCTTGGAGTCGCGCCGGTTGTTTCGCTGCTGCACGGCGGTACTCCAGCGGCAGTTGCTCGGCTCGTACGGCCCCTCGTTGTCGATCCGGTCTATCGACTTGCCGCGCGGCTTCTCACCCATGTCGGCAAGGAAGTTCTCGAACTTCCGCCACCGCTCGCAGACGGTGATCCCCCGGCCGCCGTAGAGGTGCCAGTCAGCGTTCAGCGGGTTCGTGCAGCGCTGGATCATCGCAGCCCAGATGTAGTACGTGGCCGTTCCTGCGCGCCCCTCCGGCCGCCGCCGAGCGTGACCATGCTTGGTCCGGTCGCGTGACATGCGGTCGCGCGCTTCATCGGAGATGGCTCGCGGGATCGCCCGCATGGCGGCGGAGCGGTTCCTCTCGGCCACGTCCGGGCGCTTCTTCCCGCGCTTCGCTTCAGAGATCTTCCGGCGGCGCTCCAGTTCCTTCGCACTCACAGGAGCCCCCTCGACCGGTACCGGGCGAGCAGTTCCCTCGCGATCTGCGGAGCCTTGCGGTCCAGCAGCGGCTTCGTCCGGCGGAACGTCGCGTACCCCGGGAACCTCGTTACCGGACTGTTCCTGCTTCCAACTCCTTCTAGCCATGGGCCATACACTATCCGCTGGTCGTGGACCATGTACCGGCCGCCCGACGTGCGGTCCACAGAGATTTTCGACTGGTAGTAGCCCGTCGGGTGCCGCAGCACCTGCCGCAGCCGCTGGTGCACCAGCCGCTCGCCCTCACGCGCCACCTGGTACTCGACGTCGTCGGCGTAGTCGTGCAGCGCGCGGCCGGCCCTGCCGGATGCCCAGGGGCCGGAGGCGTGGGAGTTGACGCGCACGTCGAAGCCAGGCATCGCTCACACCCCCCGATGGCGGGCCTTGCGGCCGTGAGCGTTGTAGACCTGCTCCCGGAGGGCGGGGAGGTCGCGGGCGGTGAGGGCCTGGTCGTTGCTGCGGTTCTCGCCGGTGCGGCGGGTACGGGCGTATCCGGCCTGCTCGTTCGTGAGTCGGTTCTCGGCCTCAGCGATGGTGAGGTCCCGAACCAGGCCGGGCGGGTCCCACCGCACCACCGCTGCGGCGTCGGCGTGCGTCGCGGCCGTCGTGCCCAAGGCGCCCCGGGCCACGGTCAGGGCCCGCGGCGCGTAGATGTCGACGCCGGCCGTGTGCGCGGCCAGGACGGTGCCGTCCCAGGCGCGTTCGACGGTCAGGGTGTTCCCGGCGATGTCGACGATGAGCATGCGCTCGGAGTCGATGAGGATGGTCTCGTCGACGGCGAAGGTGGTGCCGTCGGCGACGGTGACGGTGACGCTGTTCTTCTGTGCGGCGAGGTCGGCGCCGAGGTTCTGGCCGGTGGCGGTCATGGTGCGGTTGGTGACGAGCATTCGCTCGGTGCCGATGCGCAGCACGGAGCCGACGCCGAGTTCGGCCGAGGCCGCGCCGTTCACGGTGACGGTGGTGGCGGTCGTCGAGGCGACGGCGGCGGCGAGGGCGCCGACGGTGGTCTCGTCGAGGCGGTAGCCGAACAGGCCAGTGATGGTGATGTCGGCCTGGTGGGTGTCCCCGCCGCCCCACGCCGCGCTGCTGCCGAGGTTCGTCTCGACGCGGTTGTACGGCGCGCCGGAAAGGGGGTACAGCACCACGTCCGCGGTGCTGATGGCCGTGCCGCCGGACGTGATGGAGGTGAGGGAGATGAGCTCCTGGTCGTCCAGCCACAGCCGCCACGACGGCCGGTACTGCGAGCCCGGCCAGTCGAAGCTGCGGGTCGTGAGCTCCGGGTAGAAGCGGCGGTGACACAGCGCGTCGATGTCGCGGCTGGCGGACTGCAACGCCCGGTCGATCTGCCGTGCGCTGCGCGCGGTCGGTTTCACGTCGAGGGCGCGCATCACGTCCTCACGCGTCGCGTACGTCGGTTCCATCTCTCGTCACCTCCTCTCAGGTCTCGTCGCGCGGTGGTCAGTCGGTGCGCTCGGGCCAGTGCCACGTGCCGCCCGTTCGGGCACCCTCCGAGTGACGGCACACCTGGTTGAAGAACAGGCCCTCGGGGTTCAGGACCGCCAGAGAGACCGTCTCCGGCCCCGAGAAGTTGGCGAGGCTCCCCTCGCCCTCGCTCGGGTAGACGCGGGTGATGATCGCGGCCCGGCACTCGGAGGCGTACTCGCCGCCCGGGGTGCCGTAGCTGACGTAGTGGACGACCCGGCCCACGCTGGGCTTCATCACGGCCTCCCATGGATGGAGAAGCTGACCCCGGTGAAGGACGGCGTGGTGCCCGTCAACTCCCACCGGATCCGGCCCAGGTTGGTCAGGGTGTAGCCGTTGCTGATCTGGCCGTAGGTGTAGCCCGACGACGTCAGCAGCGCCCCACCGATGCTCGTGGCCGACGACGTCTGCACCCACGTGCCGCCAGTCGCATCGAGCACGTCGAAGAACACCGCGAGCGTCGGATCCGTACCGGTCGGCGCGTCCGCGACCGTGACGATCAGCAGACCGTTGCTGATGCGGGACACGTCGATCGCGCCCGTCCGGCCGGTGGTCGCGTTCACCGTCCCGGCGGTGACGGAGTTGGTGGAGCTGTTCAAGGTCAGACCGGTGGCCTTGAACAGCTCCGTGTTCCGGAAGGCGCTCACTCGGAGCCCTCCGCCTCAGCAGCCGACGTACCGCCCGCCTGGCCGCCACCCGTCGAACGGGCAGAACGGCTGCCCGTCGGGGCCTTCTTTGAGCGGCTCGCCGTCGTTCGGGCACGCGACGGGCTGCTGTTCTCGCTCGGCTCGGGCATGCTCGACGGCTTCTCGCCGGATGTCGATGAGCTGTTCCCAGGGGATGACTCCTCGCCCCCCTCCGTGTTCAGGTCAGGCCACACATCGGGCTCGCCCTCGCTGCTCCAGCCGCCGGCCACGACCGCTGCACCGGCGATGGTGGGACCGCCGTGGCGGGTGATCTTCGGCATGTGTTCTTCTCCCTGCTCGCGGTAGTCGGTGCTGCCGCAGTGCGGGCAGCACGGGGCGCCCACCGAGTACGCGGCGGTGCACCCCGTGCAGACCCACGCCGCCATGTCAGCCCGCCACCAGCTGCGCGCCCGCCGTCAGCGGCACCCACGTGCAGTACCAGGTGACGGCCCCGTCCGGGTTGGTGCCGGTCGTGACCTGCTCGACATCCCCGGTGGACACGACAATCCCCGCGAGGGCCTTGCCGCCCTTGTTCAGGTCCGGCGGAGTGTCCGTCTGATCCAGCACCCCGAGGACCGTTCCGGCCGTGGTGTCGGTCGTACCGACATCCGTGGCCGTGGTCAGGTCCGCGGTGTCGCCGGCGGTCGGGTTGGTCTGGAGCTTCACGGTGTTGGCGACGGTGATGCTGGTGGTGACGACACCCCACAGGGCGGTGATCATCACTTCGCCGCCGGTGACGGTGAAGATGGTGCGCGTGTCCGCGGCGAACGCCCCCGACGGGGAGGCGACCGGGCCGCGGCCGAGGAGCAGCGAGCGCAGCTCGCCGCCCTGGATGAGAGTGCTCATAGGGTCGGCTCCTCTCAGACCACGTTGCGCGGCAGGTTGGACGGCTTCCGGGCCTGCGCGAGGTCGTGGACGATCGCGATGAGGATGCCGCCGTCGACGGTGACCTCGACGCAGTTGAAGCCGTCGGAGAGCTGGGTGGCGTCGACGGTGAAGCACATCGCGTCGTTGGTGGTGTCGCCGCCCAGGGCGAGGGTGTCGTCCTGCTCCGCCATCGCCGTCCACGTGCCGCCCACGCCCGGGGCCTTGAACGGGTAGACGTTGCAGTCGAGGGCCTGCTCGGAGGCTCCGTCGACGGACTCCTTGATGGTGGCGATGGTGGTTCCGTCGTCCTCGAAGGTGACGAAGCTGACGGCGTTCGCGTTGGTCAGCGGGATGTGCACCCCGGACGCTGCCGGGATGACGTTGAAGACCCTTCCGAGTCCCTTCACGGTGCCCTCCTTGAGGGGGTTGAGTGCCTCTGGGGATGTGGCTGGGGCGGGGGTGTGAATGCCCGCCCCGGCTGGCGGATCAGGCTCGGGTGGCGACCTTCACGAACGGGGACAGGGTGTTGGAGCCCTTGCGCGGGGTGATCGCGGACTTGATCCACGGCTGGCCGTCGACACGCTCGATCACGCGGACGGCGGTCTTGTCGTTGCCGAACTTGTACTCAGTCGACGTGGACGACTGCATGGCCTGCCGGTCACCGATCAGGTAGTAGCCGAAGTCGACGAAGTTGATGTCACCCGCCGTGCCGACGGTGTTGGCCTTCTCCGTGAAGATGACCGGCCGGCCGAGGATGGTCATGGGCGGGGCGCCCACGCCGTCGTGCGCGCCGGTGCCGATCCACACCGCGCTGCCGCCGGTGCCGACGGACAGGGCCATGGTGGCGAGCTCGGGGAAGGTGTCGATGTGGGCGACCCACACCGCGCGGGCGATCGAGGACGGGAGCATCCGGGAGTACGCCTTGACGATGTTCTCCCACACGATCGACCCGGCCGTCTGCCCGGACTCCTTCGCCACGGACACGGCGGCCGGGGCGTTCATGTAGCCGAGCGGCTGGCCGACGCCGTTGCCCTCGGTGAACGCGACGTCCTCGAACCAGGCGAGGGCCTCGGGGTAGGACTGCGACATGAACTGTTCGAGGCTGATGATGCTGTCGGCGAAGAGCTCGTTCGGGATCTCGCTGTACAGCGTCAGCTTCTTCGCGGTCAGGTTGACCCGGCCGAACGTGGGCGAGGTGTCCTGGAGGTCGCCGCCCTCTTCGGTCCAGTAGCCGACGACGCCGCCGTACACGCTGGAGGCGTTCGAGGTGACGTCCAGCATCGGATAGGGGACGGTCAGGGACTCCATCGGGACGACGCGGGCGCGGGAGCGGACGACGCTCATTTCCAGGGCGACGCGCAGCAGCTCGGCGCGCAGGGTCTCGGGGATGAGGAACCCGCCGTCGGCCGGGACGGAAGAGCCGTAGCTGTTCTGGATCTTCGCGATCTCGGAGCGGCCGGTGAACGCTTCCTGCGTCTTCGCGCCCTCCCAGGTGGCGCCGAAGTAGTCGGTCCACGTGCCGAACTTCTCGTCGAGCTTCGCGCCTGGCGCCTTGGGGTTGTAGTGCTTGCAGCGGGCGACGGGCTGCCCGTTCGGGTCGAGGTTCAGACGGTTGATCTTGTCGATCTGGTCGCCACGGAGGGCGTTCGCGAACTCCTGCTGCGCCAGCTCACGAACCTGCGCCTCGATCGACTCGTCCGAGCGGGCCTGGCCCTTGGCGTAGTCGGTGATGAACGTCGCCAGAGACTCCTTGTCCTTGACGATGTCCTTCAGCGTCGAGGTGTCGCCAAGCGCTTCCGCCAGCTCGTCGGCGTTGCGCGGGATGGTGGGAGTAGCCACTGGTGCCTCCTTCAGGCTTCCGTCGCCGCGCTGGACGACGCCGTGGTGGTGAGGTTGGAGACCAGCACCGACCACGCGTCGGGCTCGTCCTGGGTGAGGTGAGCAGTCAGCGCCGCCCACTCGTCTACGGGTTCGGCGGCAGCCGCCTCCGGCTCCGGCTCGACGGCCGGCTCGGGGGCGGGTTCGACGGGCGTGGTCTCGGCGACCGGCTCGACCGGCGTGGTGCCCTCGGCGGGCGGGGCGACGGCGGCGGCGAGCTGCGCGGCGATCTCCTCGCCGATCAGGCTGCGGATGTCCTCGGTGAGGGTGGCCGCGGACTGGTCGGCCTCGGCCTTCGGCTCGTCGCGGCGCGGGCCCTGGTAGCCATACGCGGCGAAGTCGAACGCCTTGCGCATCTCAGGCTCGCTGTCGCCCTGCTGCGGCTTCTTCGGCTGAACGACCTCGTCTGCGAGGCCCTGCTCGACGGCTTCCTCGGCGCGTAGCCAAGTCTCTTCGAGCATCTTGGCCCGCCATTCGTCGGCGGGGGCGCCGGACTTGGCGGCGTACATCTCGGCGATGTTCTCCGAGATCACATCCAGGACTTGGCCCATCTTGATCATGTCCCGGGAATCCCCCAGGCAGAGCCCCGAGGCTTCATGCACCATGATCATCGAGCCGGGCATCATCGCCACCCGGTCACCAGCCATCGCGATCACCGAGGCAATCGACGCTGCGATCCCGTCCACACGAACGGTGATCTCAGCCGGGTGGGCGCGCAGCGCGGAAGCGATGGCAATTCCCTCCGTGACGCTGCCACCAGGGCTGTTAACACGGACCGTGAGCTTCGGAGCGGTGATCGCCTTCAGCTCGGCGTCGAAGTCCTCCGCGTAGGTGCCGAAGTACCCGCCGATCTCGTCGTAGAGCAGCAGTTCCGCCTCGTCACTGGCTGCGTTGCTGATGCGGTACCAGCGGCGATCTTCGGCGCCGACTTGCGCTCGCAGTGCTGCCGTCTTGGCGCGTGCGCTCGCGATGACCGACGTGACGTCGGCGGGCAGCGCGAAGCCCTGCATGCGGCTCATGAGCCCTCTCCCTTGCGTCCCCGCTTCACCACGCGGCAGCGGCACTCGTTGCCGTACTCCGCTCCGACGCACTTCACGTAGCCAGAGCCGCCCGGGTAGTCCTTGTAGGCCTGCGCGCGGTTCTTGTACGTCCGGCCCGCGTTGTCCCGGCACGGCTCACACGTGTTGTCGTCGTCGTGAGCCACGACCACCCACCGCTGCGCGTTCTCGAAGTCCTCGCCGAGAAGCCCAGCGACCGTCTCCGACCACGCGTCCGCAGCCGGAGCCACCGCCGCCGGCGCGCCCGTGTACGGAATCTCCGGCAGGCCCACCGCAGACAGGACCCCTGCCGGCTCCCACCCAGCGGTGCGCAGCGCTGCGGCGGCCTCAGCGCGGGCGGTGAGCGTCGCGGCTTCGGTCTCCGGGTCCGGGGGGACGGGGTCGCAGTAGTCGAACTCCAGGCCGGCAGCGGTCGCGCCGAACATGGGCAGCAGCTCGAAGTTCAGCGCGGCCTTGATGCGCTCCAGGCGCGGGATGGTCTGCTGCTCCGCGAACCACGCCTTCGCCGCCAACGCGCTGGCGCGGTTGATGTCCTCGAAGTCACCGATGGCGCTCTTCGAGATGCCGTAGGCCTCACGCACGCGGTCAGCGGTCGCGCCGCGCAGCTCCACGAACTGCATGTCCCGCTGGGAGATGGTGCGGTCGACCCACTTGCCGTGCTCCAGGATCGCGACCTTGTGCGCGTTACCGACGCCCTTGTGCTGCTCCGCCCAGCGCTCACGCAGCTCGTCGAACTGGTCGTCCGACAGGGGCTGCGGAACCTCGATAATCCCGCCCGGCTGCGCGCTGTTGAGGAAGAACGCACGCGACCACTCAGCCGCATACCGGGAGGTGTCCAGATCGGGGAGGATCGACAGCACCGGCGACAGCCCGCGGTACGGGTCGAGCGGGTTCGGTCGGCGCAGCTGGATGACCTCGTCCAGTTCCAGCGGTATCTGCTCGCCGTCGGGCGACGTGTAGACGTAGCCCTTCAGGAAGTGCTCGGGGTCGGGCACCGGGGCCATGCGGTCGGGCCGGACGGGCCACATTTCCAGCGGGATGTTCACGCCGGGATGGCGGGCGATGACCCACCAGGTTTCGCCGGTGAGGTCGTAGTGCTGGGTGGAGGACTCGACGAACTCCTGCCGCGGCATGAAGGGGTTGGGCGTGTTCCACAGGTCGAGCGCGGCGTGGCTGGTGACCTCGACGCGGTCCTCGTCGCGGCCGCTCTTGGCCTTGCGGTAGAGCTTCCAGTCGACGAGGGCTGTGGCGTTGCTGGTGCGGTCGACGATCGCGAACAGCGTGGAGACGGCGGACATGGCGCGCATCTGGCCCTCGGCGCTGCGGTTGCTGCCGAAGAGACCGCGGCTGTAGCTCGCAGCGCGGGAGGCGAAGGGGACGGGCGTGGTGGTGGCCGTGCGCGCGGCGTTGGAGAGCGCGCCGAGGAGGGTTCTGGCCACCTACCCCTCCTCACACGTCAGGTGCCGCCGTAGACCCGCCAGTTCAGGACGAAGCAGCCGACACCGGCGGCGACGAGACCAGCGATCAGGTGCCACACCATGGCGGCACTCGACAACAGAATGATCCCAGTCATGTCAAGCAGGATCGGCATACTCCTATTCAGAGCCTGCCTCCACCTGTGTACACGTGCCCTGATCTGGGCGTTCGTCTTCTTCACGACAACCTCGTCCCATCGGCGGCGGCTTGTAGGTTCACGACAGTCTCACAACCAGCGCACCCGGGTTCGTGCCCCGCTGTAGAACGCCAGCAGCAGAGCGTCCGCGTTGTCCGGGCTACGGCCGAGCCGCTTCCGGATCTCGTCCTTCGGCTCGACGAAGATCCGCCCCTGCGCGTCGACCTCCCACAGCGGCTCCAGCAGCTGCGCCACCGTGCTGTCGGCGTTGTCCATGACGGACAGGTCCCAGCCCTGCCGCTCGGACAGGCCGCGGCCGATCTCCCACCAGATCTCCGCGCGCAGGTTCTTGAACTTGTCCGGCTGGGACGACTTCTCGCCGACGTTCACACCGACGATCTGCGCCGAGTGCTTCCCCTGGCCGGCGAGGTTCCGCAGTTCGCCGATCACGCCGAAGCCAATCCCGATGGAGTCGACCTTCACCGCGGTCGCCCCCGACTCCTTGATGGCCGTGAGCACGAGCGGCGCGATCTTCTCCGGCCGGTCCGTGTGCGCCCGCCACTCCCTGCCGGCGCGCCGGCCGCGGCGTTCGCGGATGACGGTTTCGTCTCCGCCGCCGCCGACGTCCACGCCGAGCTCGACGGGTTCGAGGTCGGCGTCGGTCGGCTTGGTCTCGGGGTCGATGCGGCACTTGGCGATGTCGGAGGCGCGTACGACCTTGTTGGGGGCGTCCTCGCTGAACTCGCCGAGCACCTTGGACTTGTAGAGCGGGTTGTCCTCGCCCCATTCGGTGGCCTTCTCCTCGACCCAGCCGCGGGAGACGAGGGCCTGCGCCACGTCTTCGGGGACTTGCTCGCCGGTGAGGTTGGGGGACTCGAAGGCACTGATGCCGATGACGTGCCAGTTACTCCCGGGCTGGCACACCTTCCGGAAGTGGGACGCCGGGTTGTCGGGGTTGCCGATCGCAAGGATCCGGCAGTCCGTGTTCGTCGTCAGCGCGTCCGCCGCCACCCACAACTGCCCGGGGATGCCGCACGCCTCGTCGAGGATGACGAGGACGTACCGGGCGTGGATGCCCTGGAACGCGGACTCGTCATGATCGGCGGGCTTCCGGCCGAACGCGACAAGCTCATCCTCCATGTGCCACTCGGTCTGGTTGACGCGGCCGGCGAGTTCGCCCCGCCGGTGGACACGGCGGATGTACCGCCAGAGGATCGCGCGGACCTGAGCGAAGGTGGGCGCGGAGGTGACGACGAACGCCTCGCCGGGCGGGTGGGTGTCGAGCCACCACGACGCGACGAGGGAAGCGGTGTGAGACTTGCCGACGCCGTGGCAGGAGCGCACGGCGGTACGGCGGTTGTCGCGCACGCTGAGCATGATTTCGCGCTGCTTCGACCACACCACCTGCCCGAGGCGCTCCTGCACCCAGCCGACCGGGTTGTCCTGATAGAGACGCGTGCGCTGCTTCAGGTTGCGGCGGTCCACCTTCCGTTGCAGCTGGTCGCGGATCTGCTTGAGTGCCTTGGTGTCACCGGCCCGCACGAGTTCTGCGATCTGCTGCTCGACCTGGTCACGCGTCGGGGTCGTCACCGGTGTCCTCGGGCTGCGTGGCCGCGTCGAGGAGCTTGGTGATCTCCTGGCCGAGCTTCTCGGCGTCGACGCTGACTCGGGAGGGGGCGTCGAGGCCGAACAGCTTGCGGTAGGACTCGCGGATCTGCCGCATCTCGCGCACCGCGGCGAGCCTGGGGCCGTCGTCGAAGATCGGCGCGCCAGTGTCGTCCTTCACGACGCGGCCATGGGACACCATGACGTGGTCCCGCTCCAGGATCTCCATCGCGGACACGAACAGGTCGTCGAGCTGCGCGGCCTCGGTCGCGATGAGCTCGGCGCCGGCCTGCTGGAGTGCGGCCTTGCGGGCTTTCTGGACGGCGCGCCAGGCGTCGCCGCGGTTGGTGTAGCCGGTGGCTTCGGCCAACTGCTGGTAGGTGATGCCGGGGTGTTCGGCGTAGTAGCGGGCGGCGTTGGCGGCTTTCTCGTCGGCGTAGATGTCGCCTTGATAGTGGCCTTTGCCGTTGCGGGCTTGGCGGTCGCGGTTGCGGTCGCCGGGGGCGCGCTTGTGTCTGTCGGGGTTCTGCTCGTTGGCGGTCACGGCGGTCCCCCTCCTGCTCGTCTCGTTACTGGATGGCGTGCTTTGATGGTAACGATGCGTGCAACCGGGGTGGCGGCTCCTGTGGTGGGCACGCATGACGGAGGCCCGCCTCCCCCGAGGGCGTCGGGGTTGAGGCGGGCCTCCGTATGCGTGCGGGGTGTGGGTCAGAAGCCGCCGCCGGGGAACGTCGGCTTGGGGCGAGGCGCGGCGGTGGGGAACTCGATCAACTTCACCGGGCACGGTCCGTTCCGGTCCGGGTCCACGCGCTCGATCGCGTCGTCCCAGCCCTCGCGCCAGTCGTTGTTGTAGAGCCCGTCGTTGTCTGCCGACGCCCGGACGGTACCTGCGTCCTCGACGGCCTCGGCCAACGCGTGCTCGCCGATGGCCTGCTGGAAACGAAGGTAGGTGTCCTCGGCGAGGATCGTTCGGAGGTAGGCGTCGATCTCGGCAGGTGTGGCGTTGAAGCGAGAGGGCATGCCGGTCACGGCGGGTTCCTTTCGGTGGCGGTGGGTTACGGGTCAGAACTGCTCGGTGCGGAAGCTGTATCCCGCGTGCGTCAGGGTCTCGCCGAGGGGGACCTCCCGAAGCTGACGACCGAAGGCCAGCCCCGCACGGCCGAAGGCGACGTTCTGAGCGGCGAGCACCTTCAGTGCCGACAGCGCGACGGCGTGGCGGGTCGGCAGGGGCTCGGCGCTGGAGTGGGCCTGCGAGCCGTTCGGGCGAGTGACGATCAGACGGTACGGCATGAGGTGTGCCTTTCGGTGGCGGTGAGTTGAGGGTACGGCGGGGGTCAGTAGTCGGTGCCGGGGATCGCCTCGTCGGGCCGCTCGTCCACGGTGGTGCACACGCGGCACTGGTGGTCGAACTCCGTCGCCTCGTGGCACAGGCGGATCTCCTCGGCGGTGAACTCAGCGGTCATCGGTCTCTCCTTCAACCTCGGGGCAGTCGTCCAGGTGGTACTCGGCGTCGTCGGGGCAGGTGCACTGCGGCTGGTCGAGCTGGGAGCAGCCCGGCTCGTGGGGCGCGGCGGCGCAGCAGCGGGAGCAGTCGCAGTCCCGGGCGCGCGCGAGGAACGGCGGTCGGCACGGACCGGGGTGGTCGATGGGCGCCCAGACCGGGGACGGGTTGGCGGCCTCTTGGGCGGCGAGAGCGTCGAGGCGGGCGCGGATCTGGTCGGCTGCGGTCACGGTGGTTCTCCGATCTGGTCAGGCGGCGAGGGCGAGGCGGGCGGCGGCGACGCGGTAGGCGGGCTTGCGGGGGCGGTAGATGACGGCGATCGCGGCGACCTCGGCCGGGGTGTAGCGGGTGCACTGGCGGGCGCGGCCCTTGGTGTAGGAGACGCTGGCCGTGCCGACGGCGCCGGCCTTGACGGCGTTCTTGCGGAGGGAGGAGGCGACGGTGCGGGCCTCCTTCACGCCGAGGCCGGCGGCCACGCAGTGGGTCGCCAGGGTGGCGGCGCCTTGGCGGCGGATCTTGGCGGCGGCGCGCTGGGTGCGGGTGCGGGCCTTGAGGGTGGCGCGGCGGGTGCGGTTCGTGGCGATCATCTTGGGTCCCCCTCGATTGCGGCTCCCTCCCGCCCTACTCACGGGTGGTTAACCACCTCTAATATGGCATACCCTGGACAGGTGGTCAACCACCCTGAGAGGATTGGGCCATGGCCAACCAGCACAAGGAGAAGCTCCGAGGCATCCGAGGCGTCGACGACGCCCTCTGGATCGACCTCGACCGCGCCGCGAAGACCGCAGGTAGCGACCGCAGCAAGGTCACACGAGAGCTATGGGAGTGGTTCGTTGGCCGACCCGGGGCCGACCTGCCGGAGCGCCCGGCGAGCAGCGAGGAGAAGACCGCATGAGCGAGGCAGCCGCCTGGGTCACCCAGCAACTCGCGGCAGCTGGATACACCGCCCTGCCGAGCCTGCGCCCCGGCGAGTACTTCGAGACCACCGGGTTCGCCGTCGAAGCCAGCAGCGCCCCGGGCGCGGCTCGCGTGACAGTGACGGCGCGCTTCACGGGCCAGGACAAGTACGAGCAGTGGGGCGAAGCGCAGGCCCTCGCGAGCAAGCTCATGGACGTGCTGGAGCCGCTGGGCGTGGGGTTCGAGGAGATCGACGGCCGCGAACCGAACTGCGCCTTCGATGCGTATCCGCCCGTCAGCGCGGGCCCGGTGCGCCCGGACGAGGAGCCCACGTGAGCCAGCCGCCCGAGGGTGAGATCGACTGCCCGCACTGCCACGCCACCGCGCAGACTCAGGACGTCCGCATCACCGTCGGCCGCGCGGATGGCACGACCGTCGCGGTCCGGCACACGAAGGACTGCGTCGACTACCCACCCGAGCCTGGCCACCCGGACGAGGAACCCACCGCATGACGAAGGCCCCGCCCGGAATCCGGTGCGGGGCCGATCTACGTCTGGCTACTTGACGCTGCCTGCGAAGATCGCCGTCTCGGAGTCCATCGTCGGCGTCAACTCGATCTGCAAGTACACCTCGTCCTTCGGCATCTCGCAGCCCACCTTCGCCGTCGCGGTCCGGCCCGGGCGCAGCCGCATCGACGGCACGCCCTCCAGCCCGCGGTCCGAGTCGAAGACCTGCTCGCCTTCCTTCGAGTCGTCGCCGTAGTAGCACGAGATGTAGCCGGTGGCGATGTCCGCAACCTTGTCGGACTTGTTGTCGATCTTCACGGTGAACGACACATACGGCGTGGACTCCGGTGACGCGTACTCCGAGGAGACGCCCCGCTTGTAGCCGGACAGGGTGACCTCGACGCCGTCCTCGTAGGCCACGCCGTCCGTCAGCCCCATGATCTCCGGCTCGGTGTCCGACGGTTCAGGCTCCGGCTCGTCAGCGGCGGCGGTGACGGTGGGGTCGGCTGGCGCGGACGCTTCGGCGGCCGGGCTGCCGTCGTCGCGGGAGTTGGCGACGACGATGCCGGTGGCGACGATCGCGGCGATGACGGCGGCAGCGGCCCCAATGATGATCGCGTTGGTGCGGGACTTCGCGGGCTTCGGCGGCTCGGGCGGGAGCGGCGGCGGGAAGTCGGGCTGCGGCGGCGTGGGCGTGCTCATGGTCCCCCCAGGTGGCGTTGTGTGCTGGGGTGCATGATGCGCCGACGTGAACGACCCGTGAAGGCGCTGTCGCCGTTCTGTGACCCGAATCCACCCGAACCGGTAGCCCCACCCTGCCGGTAACAGCGACACTGCGGGCATGGCGATCAGGTACGGCGTCCAGGCCGACAGCGAAGAGGAATGCTCCGAGGGCCTCGCGCTCCTCGTCGACGCGGGCATGCTGCCCGTCATGATGCCGCGGCACCTCGCGGACAACCGGTGGATGGCCCGCGCCGTACCGAGCCCTGCGGCCCGGGCGAAGGAGCCGGCCGACCGGTAGCCCGGGCGTGCGAAGGCCCCACCGCCCTGGGGGGAATGCGGTGGGGCCTGGTGCGCGGTGCCTGACGCGATTCTCAGTGTCGCAGCGCAGTCAACTCGGTCAGGACGTCAAGCGCCAGATGCCCTGGGGGGTGCGCTCCACGTCTGGCTTCAAGGCGGCCAGCCCGCTCAGGACTTGCTTCTCAGTGAGTCCGGTGAGGGCCTGGAGATCCCGGCGCCGCATCTCCCCATAGTGGGAGAGGGCGTTGCGTATGCGCTCCTGCCTGGTCGACCGACGCGCCACGTAGTCCGCCAGCTCACCGCGTAGCTCGAACCACTCCGTGTTGCTGACTCTGTGAGCCGTGAACCGCGCGTGGAGTGCCTGCTCATGCTGCTGACCACCGTGCTCAACGCGGACCAGGTCGTCTGGCCGCAGCGCCAGCACGTCGATACGCCGGCGCAAGTTCTGTGTCGTACCGATCTTGACGCGAGTGCCGTTGCGGAGGAAGTAGACGACGGGCGCGTGCGTCTTCCCGTTCAAGAGGCTGCTGACGTTTACCACCTCGTCGCCCACAGGACCGTCAGGCACATCGAATGGAGAAGCGCTCGTCTGTCCATCCGCGGCAGTCCCCCAGGACGCCCTGACAGCACAGTCCCTCGCTTCCAGGAGCTTACGCAGTCCCGCCGCAAGCTCCGGATCGTCGGGCAGGCGGCGGGCCATGTCCTGGGCCAGCTCCCGGAAGGAGACGCTGATCCAGCGGAGGCTGGCCGGTAGACGGTCGTGCTCGAAGTAGCGGAGCACGTGGCTTGAACTCTCGGTGGTCATTTCCTTCTCTCGCAACGAACGTAGTCGATGGATGTGGGTCCCTTACTGGGTCCCTCGCCTCCGTGTGAGGGGAGGGCTTCCACGCCGCTAGGGGACCCGGCAGGGGACTCGCGTGTAGGGGCTTCGACCAGCGCTTTTGACGCTAGGAGACGGATACCGCCTGCGCTTCCCAGGCCTCCACGGGCACCAGACGCCACGTGCCGGCGTCCGTGCGCTCCACCTCCGGCTTGAGCCCTTCGATGGCCTTCAGTACCTGCCGCTCCTCCAGGCCCGTCGCCTGCTCCAGCTCGCGGCGGGTGGCGTTGCCGTACTTCGTGAGCGCGTTCCGCACCCGCTCCTGGTACGAAGCGCCCTGCACCGGCAGGATCAGCCGCTTCCCCACCGGCGCCCGCACCGTCGTCGCCCCGATCCGCGCCACCTCAGCCTTGAACTCATCCCCCGTCAGCCACATGCCCTTGTACGGTGTCGGCACCTGGTGGACCGGCGACTGGAGCAGGAACTTGCCGGGCTGGTCCAGCCGTCCAGGCTCCCAACCTGGGGTGTTGCCGAAGATGAACCGGCGGTGGTCCGCGTCGTTCATGCGGGTGGACAGCCGGTTCGCGTAGTTACCGCGGGCGTCGGTGGTGCCGCCGAACACCTTCCGAGAGGGCTGCTGGGTGGCGGACAGGAAGTGCATGCCGGCGAACCGCATCAGCGCGAGGAGGGACTCCTGCTTCTTCGACGCGGGGGTCTTCTTCCACGGCCCGTCGTCGCCCTGCCGCACCAGCTCGGCGAGCTCGTCCTCGATGACCCAGATCGCCGGCCGTCCGTGCTTGGCGGGGTCCCACTCCTGATCACCCGCGGCCGCGAGGATCTCGCCGCGCTCGTCGAGTTCCTCCCGCAGCCAGTCGAGGAGGGCATGGGCCTGCTCGGGCGTGGCGGCGAGGTCCTGAAGGAGCGGCAGCATGGGGGTGAGCTCGGGGGCGCCGGGCTTGAGGTCGATGCCGTACAGGACGGTGTCCGGGCGGTCCGCGAGCTGGACTGCGATGGACCGGACCAGGGTGGACTTGCCGAACTTGGACGAACCGGCGACCAACGTGTGGTTGTAGGCCAGGTCCAGCCAGACCGGGCTCAGGAACCGGTCCACGCCGAGGAGAACCGGGTCGGTGAACCGGGCGCCTGTGGTCCGCTCGTAAGGGATCACCGCGCTGAGGGGGTCGCCGTCGATGAACCGGGCGATGAGCTGGTTCGTGAGCGCGCCGTCTTCCAGCATGAACTCCCCGGCCACGCCCATGCCGGAGGCGACGCGGTCCCAGGCGGACTTGAGCTTGGCCCGGTCCAGGTTCACGGGGAGGTCGAGGACCGCGGTCCATCCGGTCTTGGTCCGTTCCACGGTGCAGCCCGGCAGTTCGGCCTGGAACAGTTCGTGGACCACGGTCCGCAGGCGGGTCTCTTCCACGGTCCGCCCGGCCAGGTTCGGCCCCTGCTGGACCGGTTCGGGCATGGTCCGCTGGACGAGGGCGTGGTGGGCCATCTGCTGCCGGATGAGCACCGTCTGGAGCTTCGCAGCCTCCATGTCCAGCTTGATCGCGTCGTGCCGGGTGTGGTGCCGGTACACGACCCGGGCCGCGGCGGTCGCGCCGACGGCGACGAGCCACGCATAGACCGAAGCGCCACCGCCCACCGCAGTGGTGACCCAGGCCTGTGTGAAAGCGCCCGACGCCGCCCCGGCAGACCAGGACAAGGCGCTGCTCCACTTCTTGGAGAACGAGGTGAGCGACAGGCTGCCCGCGGCAACGGCGGCGGTGAGCTCTACCGCTGCGGCGGCCATGCCGTACTGGTAGTCGGCGGCGAGGGCTGCGGCGGAGACGAGGCTGGGCGCGGCGAAGGTGGCGACGAGGTCGGCGCGACTGATCTTCACTGGTGCTCCGTGGCGAGACGGGGCGGCCCCCGCAGTGACGGGGGCCGGCGGCGGTCAGCGGTACTGGTGGAGCTTGGACTCGGCGTCCTTGAGTCGCCGGTAGGCCGTGGACTCGGGGACGCCGAGGATGGTGGCGGCGCCCTTCTTGGTGATGTGGTCGCCGTTGCGGAGGCGGCGGAACAGTTCATCGACTTGGTCCTCGGGGCGGACCGGGCGGTCCACGGCGCGTCCGGTGGCCTGGATGAGAACGGGGTCCGGCGTGGTCTCGATCTGGTTCACGGGCTGGTCAGCGGCTTGAACCGGCTCCGGTTCGGGTCGGTCCGCCGGGCGCTCAGCGGGGCGGTTCACCGGTTCGACGACGGGCGGGGCGGCGGGGCGGCGGGCCTCCAGCGCGAGCCGGACACCGACCGTGCGTTCCTCGGACAGGAGCCGGTCCCGCTCCCCCAGGGCGAGGGCCATCTCGGTGCCGGCCTGCTGCTGCAAGGCGCGGAGGTACGCCTCGTACTTGGGGTCGAGCTTGATGCGGATGGTGTGCATGCCGATCGCCCACACGCCCTTGGCGGCGACGGAGACGAGGGCGCCGACGATGCCGACGAGGAGGGCGTCGTCGCGGTGTCCGTGGAGGATGATCGCGGCGACGGACACGGCGAGCATGGCGAGTCCCGCCTTGCGCGGGAGTTCGGCGCGCTTGCTGTCGTAGCGGAGGAGCCATTCGGCGATGAGGCAGGCGGCCCATCCGGCGTCGAACACTCCGGCGACGAGGTAGGCGGCCCAGGCGGGGGCGAGGAGGGAGAGCATGCTGCCGATGGCGACGGTGCCCCATACGATGGCGCCGATCGTCATGAGGATTGCGGCGGCGAACAGGGCCTTCCGGAGCGCGGAGTCGAGGTTGAACGGCAGCCGCGGCGCGGGCGGGGTGGTGTCGGGGACGTCGTAGTCGACGGGGACGCCGTTGACGGTTTCGGTGACGGTGCGGGTCGGGTGGCGGCGGAACAGGCTGGGCATCGAGGGTCTCCGGGTTAGGCGTGCGCTCGGGCGGCGCGGGGGCGGTGGGTGCGGATCTGATACGCGATGTACACGGCGCCGGCGGTGAGGAGCGCGGCTTCGGGCTGCTGCTGGGCGGCCTGGGCGACGCCGGTGACGATGCCGAGGAGCAGCGCGGTACCGAGCTGGGCGAGTTGCGCGGTGGCCTCGGGGTGCATGCCAGCGAGGACGATCAGGGCGGCGATGAACAGGCGGGTGAGGAGTCGTTCGGGGCGGCGTCGCATGGCTGCTCCTGGGTGGCGGTCGGGAGGGCTGGCCGGATGTCCAGGGCGCACGCGCGGTGTCGTGCGCCGAGGGCTACCGGTCAGTCCTCGTAGAGGAAGCGGGCGCGACGCCAGGCCGGCTGCTGCCGCAGCTTGCGGTCGAGCTCGGAGTTGACCGCGTGCGCTTCCTGCGAGTCGCAGCCGTTCTTGCCGTCGGGGTCAGGGCGCGCGGCCATCAGGCGCTTGATCTCGGCTCGGTCTTTCTTCCAGCCCATGTCGGGCTCCTCTCGGGTTGGGGTGGCAGACCGCTGAGTGGTGGCCGGTCAGCGGCGGCCGCGGGCCCAGGACCAGGCGGACAGGATCGTGTCTGTTTGGTCCGTGACCCGGCCCGACTCCAGCTCGCTGGCCCGGTCCTCCAGGCGCTTCGCCGCGGCTTCCTTGCCGCGGTTCCGGAGTTCCTTTGCGGCCTCGCGGTTCTTCTTCGCCTGGTTCTTCATCCGGTCGGACATGGGTTCCTCTCGGGACGGTGGATGATCGCTGGGGCCGGGCGCGGGACGGGGGGGTAGACGACCGCGCCCGGCGGTCTGGGGTGTCAGCGGTGCTGGTGTTCGCCTTGCTCGTGCCAGCCGAGGCGGCTGCGGATGTCGGCGGCCTGCTTGTAGTCGGCGGCGCAGTTCTCCGGCGTGGCCGGCTCGGCGAGGATCCGGTTCGGGCGCGGGGTGAGGTCCGGCTGTTCGCTGCTCATTGCTGCGCCTCCGGCCTGGGGAGGGCGCGGCACTTCTCCGCGTGGGTCTGGGCCCATTCGCGCGCATCGCTGTCGGCCAGCTCGGGAAGGTGCTTCTCGTACTGGCTGGTCAGGCCCCAGACCATCCGGTGGTGGTTGTGCTCGGAGGTCGACGGGCAGCCGGTGCAGGCGGCGAGCGTCGCGTATGGCTCGGGCGGGGTCAGGACGTTCATCTGGTGCGTCAGGTCGACGAACCCGCCGCCGACGGTCAGGTAGCGGGCAATGACGCCCTCGGGCCACGACTGCGCGGCTGTGGTCTGCTGCTCGCTCATTGGCCGGCTCCCTGCTGCGGGAACGGGTTCTCGGCGAGGTGCTCGGTGAGGGCGCGGCCTTGGGCGGCTTGCGCGGGGTGGCGGAGGGTGCCGCACAGGTTGCAGCCGCGTGCCGTGTGGGGGGTGGGCTGGCCTTGGGGTTGATCGGTACGCTCGGGCATGCCTGCCTCTTCGTCGTGGTTGTAGGTGGGCGCCCCCGGCCCATATGGCGTTCGCAGCGCCGGGCCGGGGGCTTATTCGTTGGGCAGCACGGGCTGCTTGCTCCCGACTGTAGGGGTCCCCTACAGTCCATGGCAAGCGGCCCACCGAATGAAAGGGCCGGAATGAGCGACGAGGAGGTGCGCCGCGTGGCCGACGCCCTTGACGCGATCGAGCAGATCGCGGACTTGGAGCAGCGAGTCAGGGCCAAGAGTCAGGTGATGGCTGCCCAGGCCGAGCGCAACAAGGAGTGGTCGCAAGAGCGGGACGAGCTGATTCGTCGGCTGAACGACGAGGAGGGCTTGTCGTACCGGAAGATCGCGGCGCGCCTCGATATCAAGCTGAGCACGGTGCAGGCCGTGTTCCGTGGCTACAAGGGGTCGGGCACGACGCGGCCGAAGACGAAGGCGGAGGAGCCGAGCGATGGATGAGCTGGTGCGGTGGCTGGGCGACCAGCTGGACGAGGACGAGCGGATCGCGCGGGCGGCTATCAGGGTGGTTGGCGATGTACCCGGGGCGGCGAACTGGCGCTTCGGTAACGCCTTCACCGACGAGGGCGGCACCTACTGGCAGATCACAACGCTGACCCCGGACGTCGGCGGGTTCGGCCCCGTGGAGCTGGTGGGCAGCGGGATGAGCGGGGGTGGCGCTCATGAGCCGGAGATCGCGCGCCATGCGGTCGAGCATGATCCGGCCCGGGTGCTGCGCGAGATCGACGCCAAGCGGCAAGTCGTTGACATGTACGTGAAGGCGGCGACGGTGGTCGACAACTTCACTGACCCCGCCAACAGGCTCATCGCGGCGGCCAATCGAAACGGCTTCGGCGCGGCACTCAAGGCGCTCGCCCTGCCCTACGCCGACCGGCCCGGCTACCGCGAGGAGTGGCGGCCATAGCCCCGGACGCAGCTGCGCCCCGACCGTCGTGACCCGGTCGGGGCGTTGTGCTGTGCAAGCACCGCCCGAGACGCCAGAGCAGGGACGGAAGCGGGCGGCATCAGCAGGATCGCACGCCCGTCAAACGGCGCCCCAGGATGCCGCTGTCAGTGGGCTGCGGCAGGCTGACCGTATGCGTACGGTGATCGTGTTCCCGCCCGATGAGCAGGGCGGCCGGCGTGTCCGCTCCGGCAGCGAGATCCTCGGGCTCGCGACAGGGCTGCGGGATGTCGTCGAGTTCCTGCGCCGCGCCGGCCTGGACGAGGTGGACGAGGCGTACGTGCGCCGCACCCGGCTGATCGAGTGGCGGGGTGGCGGGCCGGACGTGTGGGAGCACTGATCGTTACCGAGCAGGCGTCTCGAATCGGCTGGCTTCCCAAGCTGCGCTCATGATCCGCTGATATCGCTGCGGGCCGAGCAGCTCGCTCAGGCCCCGACAGACGGCGAAGGCAAGGTCAACCTCGGGGTCACGCTCGATACCGAAGCGGCGTTCGAAGGTGCGCTGTCGCTGCCAGCCGAGGAAGTCCCAGCGTGTCGGTTGGGCGGCCTCGTTGTAGATCGCTTCGACGGCGCAGCAGAGTGCGGGTTCGTACACGTCGGGCGCCAGTTCCTTCAGCATGGCGAGTTGGGCGTGCGCGGCCGCGACGAACAGCGGCCAGGAGTCTCGCGGGCCGTAGATCTGCTGCAGGGCGAGGGTGAGGTTTGTCGACGTCTCGTTCACAGCAGGTTGATAGCCGAGCCGGGCTGGCGCGAGTGCTGGGCGCGCGGTTGCGGAGCGGGTGAACCTCGCGGCGCCAGGTGGACGCCATCGTGCCCTCGATGGCCGCTGCCCGTTGCCAGTGCATGGAACCTGGTGACGAGGAACTGTCGGCGCTGATGGACGAGCCGGGCGAGCTGCTGCCACTGCTGACGCAGGGTGAGGCGCGGGCCCTGCACTACGTCGCGCACCTGCTCGGGTCGGGGGACGCGGCCGGCGCTGATGCTGCCCGTGAGATGGAGATGCGGTTGGAGCGTCGGCTGCGCGTGATGTTTCCGGGGCAGGACGTCCGGCCGAAGACGGCGCTGTACAACCCCTGAACGCGCGAGCGCCCCGCCCACACGGCGGGGCGCTCGGGTGTTGGCGATCGTGCCGTGGTGGGCCAGCCATCGCCTCTGGGCGCTCTACGCGCGCCAGCGTCTCCCCACCGGACGAAGCCAGAATGCCACGGCCGTCAAGCCGGGCCGAGCTGCCAGGTAGTCAGCGGCGGCCCGTCGTCCTCGAACGGGCACGGTTCCCCGTCATGGTCGTGTTCGTCGCGGGCCTGCTGGCACAGCAGGAGCGAGCGGCGGCCGGACGCGAATGCGGGGTCGCGCCACTTCTCGTCTGGGTTGCGGGCGACGATCCAGTCGGGGCCGACGGCTTCGATGCGGACGCAGTCGTGGTGGTCGCGGCCGAAGGCGCCGTGTGCGGATCCATGGATGATGTCGCCGACGGCGAGGGGGCGCCGGCCGGGGCAGCGATGCTCGGCGTACACGGTGATACCGGGCTGGCGGCAAGTGGCGCAGACGCTCATGCGGTGGGCTCCTTGATCCAGTTGGCGGGTGTGAGGGTGAGGCGGCCGTCAGCCAGCCGGTCCCACCAGTACGGGCGGCCGAACAGCCAGACGACGCGTAGGGCGTCAGGGTCACGGATCACGGCTGCTCCTCGGGCTGATTGGCGGGCGGCGCGATCACGTTGTGCAACTCGACGAGCCGGGCGTCCCACCAGCGGGAGACCGACGTGCCGAGCGGCGGGGGCCCGGCCTTCACCCACCGCTCGTAGAGGGCGGTGACGCGGGTGGCCGTTGTGCCGTCGGCCGCTTGGGTCGTTGCCGTGCCCGGCGCGGGCTCGTCGAGGACGCGGACCGTTGGGCAGGGCCATGCCTGGCCGCAGTGGGCGCAGGTGAGGGCCTCCATCCGGAGGACACGGGCATGAAGGGCGCGGGCGCGGGCGATGGCGGCCTCGGCTTGGTCGAGTTGGTCGCGGCGGCGTCGGGCGATGCGCTTTCGGGTGGCGGACACCTCGGCGAGTTCGTCGAGCCGGTCGTACAGCTGGGCGAGTTGGTCGCTGGTGAGGTCGTCCAAGCGGATGCGTTCGGTCACTGCTGCTCCTGGTCGGGGATGTCGAGGTCGAGGCCGGCCACCATCTCGTCGAAGCGGCGGCGGGTGTCGGCGATGAACTCCTGGTGTGCGGCGTCGACGGCGGCAGCGTCTTGCTGCTCGGTGCCGCCGACGAAGACGATGCGGACGCGGGCGGTGCGGTGGCCGGCGCACCAGCAGATGCTGCCGGAGACCACGGCGGTGAGGATCAGGTACGGGATCACGGTGCGCCTCCGGGGCAGAGGAACGGGTACGGCGGGTTGGTGCCCCAGCAGGCGGGGCAGTCCTCGGCGTTGGCGCTGTTGCCGAGGTGCTGCGGGTTGGGGCCGGCTGCTGCTTGGCGGGCGGTGTCGCGGAGGCCGGCGACGAGTTCCTCGATGTGGTCGAGGGGGATGCGGACGGGGCCGGCCTGGTTCGGGTTGGTGGCGGTGAGCGGGATGAAGAACGTGACGGCGGGCTGCCCGTCGTGGAGGTGGATGGCCGGTGTGACTTCAAGCTGCTGGCCGTTGGTGTCGCGGTAGTGGAAGGTCATGGTCTGCTCCTGCGGGTGAGGTTTCGGAGGGTGCGCCATATCCAGCCGATGGCGAGGAGGGCGGCGCTGATGAAGGGGGCGCAGACGATGCCGATGCCGAGACCGCCCATCAGGCCGTCCACCGTCGGACAGGGATGCCGGCCTCCTCAGCGAGCCGGGCGGTGTGGCTGGCGCCCCGGCTGCCGTCCTTGATGAACGCGAGGCACAGTTCGGCGCCGAGGTTGACCATGCGGGCGTTGCGGATGAACCCAGCCCGCTTGCCCTCCAGGGACCAGTTCGCAGGGTAGGCCTCCACCTTGAGGGGCAGGTCGCGGCGGATCATGTAGTTGGCCCAGTCGGCTGCTTGTGCGTCGGCGCCACGGGGGCAGGCGCCGTGGACGAGGGTCATGAGGCGTCCTGCGTTGGTGGCTTCGCAGAAGGCGGCGTCAAGGGCGAGGCAGACCAACTCGTGGCGGGTCCAGTCTCGGCTGCCGGTGACGAGCACGCGGTACGGCTTGGCGTTCATGCGGTCTCCTCGTAGGTGAGTGGTTGGCTGTGGGTCCACAGGGGCCGAGGGCGCAGGAGCCCGTCTGCGGGGCTGTGAGGGGGCGTTGCGACGCGAGGGGCGCGGCGGGCTTGTGAGGCGCTCCAGCGGCCACACAGCCACCGTGCTGCCCCCGCGACGGTGAGCGCCGCGAGTCCGCCCCCGGCCGCCGCCCAGAGGACGGCGGCGAGGATGACGGTGAACCACGCGTCGACGAACTCGCCGATCACTGCTGCGCCCCGTCCTGCTGCGGCTCGGCGGCGGTGAGGAGCGGCCGGGTGAGGATCGCGCGCGCCTCCTCCTGCGCCGCTCGATAGCCCCGCCCGAAGTCACCCTTGCCGATGTCGGCGTGGGACCAGATGAGGACGCGGCCGATGCGCGCTCCGTCCGTCGTCCATGGCGCGTCCGGCCGCGCCTCGGCGGCGTGATTCACCGGGCAGGGCGCCGAGTCGCAGTCGCACGCGTCTGACTCGCAGGCGGTGGCCCCGCACGTGCACGCCGCCTCGGTGCCGGGCTGCGCCTCGCCGGCTGCGAGTGCGGCGATCTCGTCATCGGGCGTGCCGAGCAGCGCCGGGCTTTGGGTGACGGCGACGACGCGGCCCTTCAGCCGACGCGGTCCGGGCTGCGCCTCGTCGGCCATGCGGCGCAGCAGGGGGCGGGCTTCGTCGATGCGGTCAGCGATGTGGTGGCAGTCCTGCACCCATGCGGCGTTCCTGGGGTGCTCAGGGGCCATCGAGCGCACCAGCTCGGCGACCTCCCCGTAGACGTCGGCCCGGGACACGGGCGGCGGCAGCACGGCCAGCACCACATCGGCGAGGTCGAACTCGTTCGGCGCCAGAAGGGCGGTCGCTGCATCGAAGGGCTGCGCCTTAGAGACGGTGGCCCGCTTGATGCGAGCGAGGATCGCCTGGGCGATGCGGTCGCGCAACGCGGCCTGCTCGGGCTGCTCGCCGACGGCGGTGACTTCGTCGATGATCTCGGCGACGGCGGCGCACACCCGCTCGTGCTGCTCGGTGAACGTCGGCGTCTTCGGCCCGGGGATGGCGACGGCGTCCCACAGGCGGTCGGCGTGCTGCACGGACAAGCCGTGCGTGTGGTCGGTGGTCATGTGCTGCTTGCTCCTGGTGGTGGCTGGTGCGGGCGGGGGTGGGTGGTGTGGGACGCTGAACGGAGGCCCGGGGCGGGTATCGGCCGCCCCGGGCCGTCTGCGTGGTCACGGGGTGGGGAGCGGCCGGTTGGACCACAGCACCTCGGTCCGGGCCCGGCTCTGGTCGGCGCGGGCGTTGCCGGCGCTGGCGATCAGCTCGCTGCGGTGCCAGCCGGCGTACAGCTCGTCGTACAACGGGCTGTGGTAGCCGGACAGGACGACCGCGGCCTTGCAGGAGGCGAGCGCGGCAGCCAGCTCCCGGTGCTCGCCCTCGGTGCGCATCTCGTGCCGGTAGCCGGTCGCCCCGCGGGTCGAGCCCAGGTACGGCGGGTCCACGTACAGCAGCGCGTCCTCCCGCCCACCGAACGCTTCGATCAGCTCCAGGGCGGGCCGAGACTCCAGATGCACGCCCATCAGCCGCTCGGCGGCCGGGTGAAGGCGCAGCCGGTAGCCGTCCAAGTAGGCGGGCATGTTGGTGCCGATGTCGGCCTTGCAATGCCGCCAGCCGGTGCGGTCCATGCGTCCGGAGCGGCCCTGGGTGAGGCGCACCCACACTCGGCGGGCGGTCTCCAGATCGGTGTCCGCGGGCTCGTAGGACAGGGCGTGCTCGACGCGGGAGTGCGGGGTGAGCGCGCAGACGCGGGCGAACTCGGCGGGCTGGTCACGCAAGATCCGCCAGAAGGTGATCAGTTCGCCGTCCTTGTCGCTGACGGTCTCCAGCGGCGCCGGGTCCTTGGCGAGGAGCACGGACAGGCCCCCGGCGTAGGGCTCGACATAGTGACGGTGCTTGGGCAGCAGGGCGGCGATACGGCGGGCGAGGCGCTGCTTGCTGCCGAAGTACGGGACGGGCGGCCGGACGGCGGTGCTCATCGGTGTCTCCTCGGTGTTGGTGCCCGGTGTGGGGCGGGGTGGGGTGGTGGGGCAGTCAGGCGGCGGGCTGGAGGTGAGCGAGCGCGCCGCTGCCGGGGCAGGGGTGTCCGTGGGGTCCGTGCCGGCGGATGCGGCCCTGCTGGGTGACGAGGTGGCGGACGGTGCAGGCGGGGCAGGCGGCGCGCTCGCGGGACTGGTCGCCGCGGGGGACGTACAGGCCCCAGCCGCTGCCGACGAGGTACTCGGCTGCGCGTTCGGCTGCGCCGCGTGGGGTCTGCCGGTGGGTGGGGGTGGTGAGGCGGTAGTCGTCGAGGGCGGCGGCGATCACGGCTATCGCCGCGGCAGGCATGGCGGTCACAGTTGGTGCTCCTTGATGTAGAGCTCCTCGTCCTCGCGCTCCTTGTCGTGGCAGCGGATGCAGAGCTTCTGCTGGGGCAGGTGGTGGAGGCGGCGGGCGCACCAGCGGTCGTCGGTGTCCTCGATCTGCTCGATCCACTCGACGGCCTCGGTCAGGCGCATCAGTCCGGCGGTGTCGATGCAGTCGTGCTCGGTGACGTAGGTGAAGAGGGGGCGGGGCTGCTGGCAGCGCTCGCAGGTGCCCTCGGTCGGCTTGGGGGTGGCGGGCTTGTTACTCATGGGTTGGCTCCGGAGTGCGTGTTGGCGGACGGTCAGACGGCGGTCAGGTGCTCCAGCCGATGAGGCGGAACTGGGCGCCGTGCTCTTCCAGGGCGCGCTTCGACTCGGCCTGCTCGCGGGCCCAGACGAGACGGACGACCGAGTCGGACTCGGGGACGGTGCGGTACTCGGCGTAGAGGTAGCCCTCGTCGTCGACGTAGACGGCGTCGTGCTCGGGCGAGGGGCGTTCGGCCGACGGCATGAGCCCGGCGGCGACAGCGGCCTTAAGCCACGCGGCTGCCTCACCGATGAGGTGCTGGCGGAGGGCGGCGTCGAGGTTGTCCCAGGCGTCAGCGGCCCAGGCGCCGTAGCCGTTGCGGTAGCGCGCTTCGGCGAGCTGAAGGACGCGGGGGTCGGTGCTGGTCATCGCTGGTTCTCCTGTGCGTCGTGGGCGTCGATTCGTGCGGGGTGTGGCTGCTGGAGTCGTCGTCCGGTGCGGGTGGTGCAGGGTGCTCGTTCGGGTGCGCGGCAGTGGGGGCATGGGATTTGCCGGGCGGGGTGTGCGCCGGTGCGTTGGCGGAGTTCGTCGGGCATGGGGGCGCCGGGCCGGCGGGCGGTCATCGCTCGGTCTCGGCGGTGACGGGCTGTCCACTGCGGCAGGTCCACGGGGAGCAGCCGTCGGGGTCGCCTTCCTCCAGCTCGGCGTCGGCGATCTGTCCGAAGACGTCGGTCTGCTTGCTGGCCCACTCGTGGGCGGTGACGCGGTCGATGGGCGCCTGGTCGAGCGGGAGCCGCGAGCGGTGCAGGTACGCCTCGCCGAGGAGCGGCTTGCCGTTGGCGTTGCCGCGGGCGTTTCCGGAGCGGATGGCGTGGTCGAAGTCGACGGCGTCTGCCCACTCGTCGGGGTGTTCGTCGCGGAGCTGTCGCCACTGGGCGTTGCCGTGGAACGGGCAGCCGACGCAGGCGCTCTTGGGGGTGGACTTCCAGCCGCGGGAGCGGAGGTAGCGCATGCAGTCGGTGCGGGTCCAGCCTCCGCGGCCGTCGGCGGCGCCGTCGAGGTGCAGCAGCGGGTGCTCGGACTTCAGGTAGCCGATGCCGGAGTCCTTGGCGCGGCCGATCTCGTCGCGGCTGATGCCGATCCACTGCTCGGCGTACACGCCGCGCGGGACGGGCGTGGGGTGCGGGTAGCCGAGGAGCTGCCGCGCCTGACGCTTGATCGGCTTCAGCTTGTACTCCGAGGTGCACTGCCGTCGGGTCATGCCGTCGCCGCCGTCGGGGTTCTTGACGAACAGCGGCATGGACGCGAACCGGTGCTCGGGGTCGAGGGCGTCGTTGCGGATGTTGCCGACGGACACGCGGTAGATCGGGATCCCGGCGGGCTGGGCAACTTCGCGCTCCAGCCTGTCGAGGTGGGTGTACACGGCCGCGGGCTCCCAGCCGGTATCGGCGAAGATCGCGCCGTCCAGGCCGGGCAGGCGTCCCTCGGCGGCGAGGAGCAGCAGGGTGGTGGACTGGACGCCGGCGCCGAGGGACAGGAGGCGGAGGGCGGGCTGGCTGGTCATGCGTTGGTCTCCTCGTTCTGCGTGAGGTGGCGGGAGGCGTTCTTGCGGCGGGCTTCTTCGGCGGCGGGGTCGTGCTGGCGGCCGTGGACGGCGTGCTCGCGGGCTTCGTGGGGGGCGCGTTCGCGGCCGCCGAGCATGCGGCAGGGGCGGCCGATGGGGGCGTGGCAGGTGGGGCATTCGACGCCGAGGGGGCCGGGGCGGCGGACGGTGGCGATCTCGGGGTGGGGGATGTCGCGGCCGGCGCCTGCGAGGAGTTCGGCGACGGGGCGGCGCTTCAGTTCGCCGTCGGCTGCGCGGGTGCGCTGCTGTCGGACGGCGGCGAGGTAGGCCTGGACGTCGTCGGGATCGGCGTCGGGGATGGCGGCGGGGAGGCCGGGGCCTTGGATGTCGGCGGCGGTGTCGGCGCGTTGGGTGAGGACGTGCTGCCGGATGTCGGCGGGCATGATCCAGCGGGTCTCGCGGGCGTAGTGGGCGGCGACGGCGGCTTTGGCCGGGTCGAACCGGATGTCGGCGAGGACGGTTTGCCAGGCGAGGACGTCTGCTTCGCCGATGGTGCGGCGGTCGAAGGCGGCTGCGAAGGAGAGGAGCGCGGCGGTCTCGGCGGGGGTCATGCGGTGTCTCCTTGCTGGGCTTCGAGGGCGCGGAAGTGTTCGACGAGGGCGAGGCCTTGGGCGACGCGTTCGTCGGTGGTGGAGCGGCGAGGCGGCGGGGTGGGGCCCCCGGGGAGCGCGACGAGGTGTGCGCCGGGGGTGGGCATGGGGGGCAGTTCGCTCCAGCCCTTGAGGAAGTACTTCGCGGACTCGATGTTGGTCCGGGCGGCGGCCTTCAGGGCGTGGTCGACCATGGCGGGTACGCCGCTCTTGCTGATCATGGCCAGGATGGGGAACCAGGCGTTGCCCTGGAAGGGCCAGCGGACGACGACGCCGTTGGCGGTGAGGGCGTCGACGAGGGGGCGGGCGGCGTCGGGGATGCCGTAGCCGATCGGCGCTGGGGGCTGGCTCTCCTGCTTGCTTGTTGAGGGGGTAGTTGAGGAGGGGTTCAGAGGGGTAGGGGTCAGGGATTCCCTGACACTGACGTCCCGGATTTCCTGACACTGAGACGGTTCAGTGTCCGCGTTTTCGGGACACTGATCGTTCGCGTCAGTGTCCGCATTTCCGGGACGCTGAGGGGCGTCAGTGTCCCGGTTTTCGGGACGCTGAGAGGAGGCCTCAGTGTCAGCGATTCCGGGACACTGAGCGTCGAGGAACTCGGGGATCTTGTACTTGGCCGTGCCGTTCTTTTGGCCGGCCGCGAGCTTCGTGAGCGCGCCCTTGGCGATCAGCGACTTGATGACGGCGTAGAGCTGCGCGCGGCTGAGCTTGGCGCCGCGCAGGACTTCGGGCCGTTCGACGCTGTTCCACGTGATGCGGGTGTCGTCGTTGGCGTCCTCGGCCAGCACGACGAGGAGGAGCTTCTCCCGGTGCGTGAGGGCTTCGGGCGCTGCGGTGAGCACCTCGACGATCAGGCGGATTCCCACTGAGGTCTTCTCTCATCTGTGCTGGTCAGGGCATGGCGACTAGCGCCCCCTTCAGGGCGGTCTTGTGCGGTTCCTGACGTAGCTATCATAGCTAAGAAAGCGAATTAGCGCTCTTGTGTGCCGCAGCGAATCCGCTACGCTGTCGACATGCCGACCCCCCGCACCGAGCACCGGGCGAAGATCGCTGAGGCGCGCAACGTCCTCGGCGAGGTGATCTCGCGCGCCCGCTACGCAGATGAGCCGACGGTCCTCGTCAACCGCGGGAAGGAAGCGGCGGTCATCGTCAGCCACCCCTTCTACGAGCAAGCCCTGCGCGACCGGGCACTCATCGAGCTGCTTGAGCGGCGCGCTCAGAGGACTGCGGACGGCGCCCCGGCCGTGACCCACGCCCGGGTTCTCCGCGAGGAGCTGGACATGGCCGAGCGCGACATCCAGGCTGCGAAGAACATCGCCGAGTCCTGACACCGTCCCCTCCTCTCCTCCGGGCCCCGCCGTGTGCGGGGCCTTCGTCACGTCTGCTGCGGGTCTCGGGTCGGTAGGTCGACCTGCTCGCCGTTGATCAGGTGCCGCCACCAGCCGGGGCGGCCCGGGATCGCTACCGGTGGCCAGCCCTCGGTGGCGGTGACCGTGTGGGGCTGCGGTGGTTCGTCGTGCACCAGGCGCAGGTGGCCGGCCATCACGCGGCGCGGCCGGCTTGGGCGGCGCGGGTGCCGCGCCACACCCCCACCGCGGAGCGCTCACCGGTCGGCCGGCGGGAGCGGTCGAACGCCACGTGCTCGATCACGCCGTCGCGGACGAGGGAGAGGACGAGGTTTCCCCAGTCCGCGCGCGGGTTCGGCGGCTCGGGGAGGTCGTTCGCCTTGGCGATCTCGTAGCTGGTGAACAGCTGGCCGGTGCGCGCCGCGGCCACGAACGCGGGCCGCACCGTGGCGGCCCAGCTGTGGTAGTCGGCGGCGACCGCGGGTTGGGTGCCGTCGAGGGTGGGTTGTATCGCGGGCATCGGTCCTCCGGTCAGGTGGTTTCGGTGAGTGGGCCGTGGTCGGCGACGAGGACCCGCCAGCGGATGAAGTGGCTGCCGGTGCAGGTCCAGCGGGGGCCGCTGCGGGTCCAGCGGCGGCCGGTCCGGTCGGTCACCGCGCGCACATCCTCGGGGGCCTGGAAGGAGCCGGGGCCGTCGGGCCGCCAGCAGCGGCCGGTCACCGGATACGCCGTGTCTGCCGGGAGCCGGAGCGGCGGAGGCGCACCCCGGCCTCAAGGATCAGCGTCCGGGCGGTGCCGTAGGAGTAGCCGATCTGGCGGGCGACGCTGGTGATGGTGCAGCCCTCCATGTACAGCTGGGCGGCGCGACGGCGGGCGCGGTAGCGGGTCTCGCCGGTGATGGGGCGGCCGGTCATCGCAGGGTCCTTTCTGCCGAGGCCCGCCCCGCTGGGGGCCGGGGCGGGCGGAGTGGCGGCCGTTGGGGCGACCGCCGGGTGGGGTGGTCAGTCGTGGTCGTAGAACTCGACTTCGATGCCGTCGCGGCGGACGGTGATGTTGGCGTGGTCGCCGAACGCTTCGAGCAGGACGACCTCGAACGCGCCGCCCTCGACGGCCTTCTCCAGCGCCTTGCACCGGTGGTAGCGGGCCTCGTCCGGGCCCTCGTACGGGTCCTTCACCCACTCGCCGGTCGTCTCGTCGCGGCGGCCGGGGATCTTGCCGAGGCTGCGGTGGCCCCACATCTCCAGCTCGTCCTCCTCGGCGTCCGCATCGTCAGTGGTGCGGACCCAGGTGCCGTGGACGCTGAACTCGCAGGGGTCGCCGTCGTTGAAGTACGGGGTGTACTGCCGCCACCCGAACTCGACGATGGCCGGGTCGTCGAGGACGGCCTGAAGGATGGGCTGGAGTTCCTCGATCGGCTTCTGCTCGACGCGGGTGGCGCCGGGGGTGATGTCGCCCTGGACGGGGATGCCGAGGAAGTTGCGGCCGCTGGTCACTGGTTGCCTCCGGTGGGCTGGTTGAGGAGCAGGTGGGAGAGCGGGACGGTCTTGCGCTGGGAGCCGGACATCCACGGCTTGATGGGCATGCCGTCGATGTAGTCCGCGGGGCTGGGGAGCCAGCCGAGGTCTTCGAGGACGTGCTGTTCGGCGATGAGCCGGACCGGGACGCGGACGGTGGAGCGCTGCTTGGGGACGTCGAGGGTGACGCCGAAGATTCGCTGGCAGAGCCAGACGCCCTCGGTGTGGTGGTAGAGGGAGCGGTGGCGGACGTCGCCGATGATCCGCTTGCTGCTGTCGATGAACTCGTGGATGGGCAGGTACAACTCGGGCTCACCGCCCCACTTGCGGGCGCTGCTCTGGGCGTGGTGCCAGGAGTTCACGCGTGTTCTCCTTGGGTCGGTGCCCCGCCCGGATTCCGCCCGGGCGGGGCGCTGTTACGTGGTGGGGCGGACCGCGGCCTGCGCGGCCCGGTACGCCGCCGGGTTGGACCTGCGCTTGCCGGAGGCGACCGCCCGGGCGTCGAAGACGCGAGAGTCGTTCAGCGGCGACGGCGTGGACCAGGCGGCGGCCGGCATGCCCGGCCCCGGCGGAACCTCGGGCAGGCCCTGCAGGGCGCGGGGCGTGTGCTGCGGGCACCGGTGGCCGGGCAGGAAGTGGCGGACCTGGTCGGCGGCGTGGCAGTAGCGCCGCTCACCGCCGACCCAGTGGCCGCAGACCGCCGGGATCCGGCTCGTCACGCCGTGGCCTTCAACGGGGCCTGGCCCGCGCGCGCACGCTTCTCGGCCGACGCCCGCGCGTGTGCGTCCCGGCATGCCTGATCGATCGGCTCGCCGTACTTCACGTGCCGGTCGTACGCGGACGCCGTGCCGCACGCCGCGCGCGGCCGTCCACCCCTGCGGGGCTTGTCGGTGCCGTCCTTGACGCGGATCTTGAGGAGGGTGCGGCGTTCCCGTTCGGTCATGCCGCCCCAGGTGCCGTACGCCTCGCGGTTGTCGATGGCCCACTCGCGGCAGCTCAGCATCACCGGGCAGCGACGGCAGATGTCCTTCGCTGCCGCTTCAACGGCGGCCGTGCCGTCGAAGAACAGCTCGGACTGCCCATCGCATGCGCCCTGGTCGCGCCAGTCCGCCTTGCGCTTCGTCTCGGGGACCGCGCCGGTGTAGTTGCTCACGATGCTGCTCCGAAGATCGCGTCGTACAGGGAGTTGGTGCGCTGGCGCATTGGCCGGTCCTCCATGTGCGCGCCGGCCACGCACAACGGCATGTCGCAGCTGGGGCGGACCTGGCCCTCGGGGTCGCGGCCGTGCTGTACGCGGAACGCGATGCGGTAGGCGGAGTAGGTCGTGCCGTTGAACCAGACACGTGGCGTGCTGTGAGAGGTGCCGCCGAGCCAGCGGACGTGGCCGCCGTCGACCGGCTCGGCGTGGATCCGGAGGGCCTCTTCCAGCGAGGTGGGCCGCTGGCGGTGCGGGCGCGGGATGGATGGGTCTCGCTTCGCCTGCTTGTCGAGGAGCTTGCACAGTCCGCAGTAGGCGGTGCCGTCCGGTTCCAGGCGGGCGTGCTCGGTCATGTCGTGGCCGCTGACGCACACGGTGGGGAGGGCGCCCATGCCGCGTTCGGCGCGCCGCGCGAGGCGTGCCTGCTGCCGTCCGGCCTCGTCGTTGACGTGGTCGGGGGCAACGCAGTGCTTGAAGTCGCACTCGGCCCTGACGTAGCCCTGCGGCTCGCGGCCGTGCTTCATGCGGAAGGCGACGGCGGCCGGGCTGTAGCCAACCTCCTTGTACCGCATGACCGGTGTGCCGGACGTCTTGGCACGCTCGCCGACCCACTCCAGGTGACCGCCCTCAACGGGGCGGGTCTTGGTGGCCCACTTCTGTTCGAGGGTGAGCGGCTGCAACACCACGTTGGAGAGGCCCAACTCGATACGGAGGCGGGCGACGCGGGTCTTGTCGCAGCGGAGCTCGCGCGAGATGCGGAGGTTGCTGTGGCCATCGCGGAGCATCGCGATGATGTCGCTGTTGGTGGCGTTCAGCGGCGTGGGCATCAGGCCACCCCCGCGGCGAGTTCGTCGAGGGTGAGCTCGGTGTACGGCTGCCGTCGGCCGGGCTGGTCCTTGCGTCCGGTGAGCCGCCAGTACTTCCGGCCGCGGGCGAGTTGCTCGGCGAGCACCGGGACGGCGCCGATCATCTGGGCGAGGTCCCAGAGGGCGTTCCACTCGGCGGGTGGGAGGGCGCCTGAGCGCTTGCACTGGACGAGGAGGATCTGGCCGGGCTTGATGGCGACGAGGTCGACCTTCGACTTCGACCCGGCGGTGCGGAGCACCTCGTAGCCCTCCTCGCGGAGGTGGGCACGGACGCGGTGTTCGAGGTCCCGGCCGCGGGCGTAGTTGGAGCGCGGCTTCGTAGGCGTGGTCACTGTTCCCCCGTGGTGGTGTGCTGGTCGCGGCGGGCCTGCCACTCGGCTTCGGTGAGGTAGACCCGGGGTTGTGCTGTGCGCTGGCGGCGGTTGCGTTCGGTGTTCGCCTTGCGGCATGCCTTGCAGCGGCAGCCGGCCCGGTAGCCGCGCATGCCGTGCTGGACGGTGAGGTGCTTGGGCAGCAGCCCGAGGACGTCGAGGAGTTGACGGCAGTCGGCCGCATCGCCGGCCATGGCGGCGACGTACAGGGACGCCCTGCGCTGCTCGTTCGGGGTGGCTTCGTCGGCTGGGCCCCAGGTGCGGCGGTTGAGGTCCTTGCCCATCAGCAGCCGCCCTCGACGAGGTGTCCGTGGGGGCAGCGGAAGGTGGTGCCATGGAGGGTGCCGGGGAGGTCCATCGAGCAGGTCGGGCACCAGGCGAAGGCCTGCACGATCACGGCGCCCGGGGCGAGCGGCCATACCGACCGGTGCCGGGCGGCGAGGTTGCGGGCCCGGGTCGGGGCGACCGCCCAACGGAGCGCGGCCACCGCCACGACCAGCGACCCGAACAGGCTCGCGGCGCCGAGGGTGATCTGCGGGATCACGCCGCACTCCCCTCAGCGGGCGCCGTCGCGGCGGCCAGCGCCTCGCGCAGCTCCCGCACTTCGCGGGTCAGCTGCACGTTGACGCCGATCAACTCACTGCGGTCGTCGTCGAGCGCGCGGCGGGCCTTCTCCGACAGGCTCAGCTGCTGCTTCAGCCGGACGGTCTCCGGCGACGGGGCCGGGTAGTTGATCGGCGCGTCCGGGTGCTGGTCGCGGTGGTGCTCGACCAGGCCCTGCATGCGGGCGATGGCGACGTCCTTCTCGTCGAGCTTCCGCTCCGCCGCCACACGGGCCGCGGCTTCGCGCTCGCACTGGCGGGACATCTGGTCGTAACGGGCACGGGATACGAACATCACGCCTTACCTCCGATGGAACGCAGCGGCCAAGAGCCGTCGATGGATGCGGCCTTGCCGCTCTGCTTCAGATGGGCCTCGAAGTCCTGCGCCCACCGGGCGTGCCACTGCACCTGCCAGCCGTGCAGCACCTCGGCCGGGACCTGGAGGTCCGGGAACTTCTCGGCGATCGCGCAGGCCACGTCGAGCGCGGCCCCGGCGTCGGCGTCCGCCGTGTGGGCGTCGGTCAGCGGCACGCCGTAGTGCGCGGCGAGCGCCTCCAACGTCCGCTTCCCGCGCCGGAAACGGTCGGCGGCCCGGTCCAGGACGAGCGGGTCCACCACCGGGGCGATCGCGGTGCCGAGCCGCTCGGCCACCGTGGCCACGCCGTGGCGGTGGCACTCGACGTCGAGCAGGCTGAGGTCGAACGGGGCGTTCATCACGACGAGCGCGGCCTGGCCGGCGAGTTCACCCGTGAGGGCGTGGGCGATCTGATCGACGACCTGCTTCGCCGGGCGGCCGTGCGCCCGGGCGTGCTCGGTGCTGATGCCGCGGACGTCGCTCGCGGCCTTGGGGATCTCGGCGCCGTCGAGGTCGGACAGCCAGTGGGTGGTCTGGCCGTTCGGGTGGATCAGGGCGGCGGAGACGATCCGGTGGGTGTGGATGTCGACGCCGTTGGTTTCGCAGTCGTAGGACGCGAGCGGCCCGCGGTGCCACGACGTGGCGGTGGGGGCGCTCATGCCGCACCACCGATCGCGGTCTGGACGTCGTAGTGACGGGCCAACTCGCCCCAGGCGGTCTCGAAGAGGTCGATGTCGCGGTGCGTGTAGACCGCGACGTCCCGGTGTACGCCGTTGATGGGCCGCTTGATCTTCTGTGGCGCCTGCCCGTAGCGGGCCCGGTAGAGCGATGCCACCGTCGTGCCGAGTTTCACCCGTGCCGACCGCAGGTCCTTGCCGGTGACGCCCCGCTCAGTGAGGAACTCGTCGCACGTGATGGTGATGTCCGCTGGGTCGATGTCCGGCTCCTCGCCGTTCATCCGCGCCAGCTCGGTGCGCGCCATCGCCTCGACGTACGAGGAGTTGACGAGGCCGAACTGCTTCGCAACGCCCATCGCCGAAAGACGCTCCTGCGCGAGCCGGGCCCGCTCGACGCCGTCCAGCCGCTGGCGGAGGTCGGCGACCTGCTCAACGCTTGCGGCCGGGTTGATGGCCCCGCCCCGAGTCCAGTACTCCTCGACGGCAGTGGTCGTCTCGCGCTGGTAGGCGACGAGCGTGGGCCGGGCGGACTCGGCGACCTTGTTTTCGTTGACGGTGGCGAGCCACATGAGGAAGGTGCGAATGTCGACGGCGACCATTTGGCGGGTCTTGCCGTCTTCGGCAACCGTGGGGATATCCCTACGGTTGGCCCACGACCGCTCCCGCAACTTCCGAAGTTGGGATGAGTAGTCCAGGCCGATCGCCTCGACGGCTGGTCGGAACACCACGTGCGGCTCCCCATCAACCATGACCGTCTCGACAGCTCCGGCGGACAAGCTGATACGTGCGATTTCGGTGGTCATTCGGTGCCTTCCTCGGCCAGCGACTCGTGATAGGGGGTGGCACGGTCCTGGCCGTCGCAGGCCGTGCAGGGGACGGCCAGAACTGCGGGGCGTCCCTGAGCGACGCGCTTCCGCATGACCGCCGTCAGACCGGGGACGTCGACGGTGACGGTGCGGAACGTGCTGCCGTGGCCGCTGCAGTTCCGGCAGAAGTCGAGGGCGCTCACTCGGCACCCCCGGCAGTGAGCTCGGGCAGCGCCACGGTGGCCAGACGGCCCTCGCGCCAGGCCTGCATCACCTGGTCGCGGCCGTCCTTCTTGAACCGCACCGCATGCGTCCGGGCCCGGGCCGGGGCGATGGCGACACCCGGCACGTCGTGGATCACGCCCGTCTCGGGGTCCGCCCAGTCCGTACCGCCGGCCGCGGTGAGCTCGGCGAGGAGCTTCTTCGTGAACGCCTCGCGGACGGTGGTGACGAACCGCCGCTCGATCTCGCTGGCAAAGTTCTCCCGAACCCAGGCGGTGAACTTCTCCTCGTCGACGACCTTCGCCGCGGTCTCACCGGACGCGAGGCTGACGGTGGCGATGTCCGGGCCGTCCGGCAGGGTGACGGCGACCTGGCGGGCGCCGGTCTCCTCGGCGGCCGCGTCGAGGAGCGTCTGGGTCTCGGCGCGGGCCGCCTTGTAGGCGTCGTTGACGACGTCGACGAGGGTCTTGAGGTAGGCCTCGCGGGCTGCTGCCTCTTTCAGGCTCATTCGTGTTCTCCTTGGGGGCGGGCCGCCCTGCCTGCTTCGGACGGGCAGGGCGGCCCCTCTGCGTGCGGCTGGGTCAGGCGGCGGAGCCGGTCAAGATGGCCGTCATCTGCCGCATCTGCTGGGCGCCGGCCTGGGCGATCGGGATGCCGTAGCTCTGCTCGAACTCCTCGTCGAGGTTGTCGAGTCCGGCCGCAGTGGCGGCGGCGCGCAGCTCCCGCTCGGCGACGTCGGCCTCGGCCTCGCCCTCAGCGACGACCACGGCGTCCGGCACGTCCTCGCCGGGCTTGCCCTCCCCGGTGGTGGGCTTCGGCTGGGCGAGCTGTTGGCCTCGTGCGATCAGGTAAGCGCCCAGCTCCAGCAGTTCGCGGTCGGCGGTCTTCACCGTCTCGGCGAGGAGACCCTCGCCGTGCGCCTGCCGGTACAGCTCCTTGACGGCGGCCTGGTCGGTCGTCGTACCGGCGACGTCGGCGATGGCCTGGGCGGGCTGCGAGCGGCCCTTTACGGCCGTCGTCCCGGCCTGCCCTGCGTCCGGACCCGGAGTGGCCCACGGGTCACCCTCACCCGGCTGCACCTTCCGCAGGTGCCGCTCCTCGGGCGCCGGGTTGTCGGCCTGCGCCATCTCCTCGGCGGTGTACACCCCGGCCAGGTCGTGGGGGAACGCCTTGCGGAGCGCGAGTGCCTCGGCGCACTTCGCGAGCTGACCGGCGGGCATCTTGCCCCAGAGGCCGATCGGCTTGTCGTCCTTGTTGGTCTGCACGTACTCGCGGAACAGGGCGACAGCGGGGAACCGCTGGCCGTTCCGGATCACCGTGACCTTCGCAGCGGCGGGCGGCTCGTCGAGCAGCCACACGTCCCGCCACTGGCCGTTCGCGTCACACCACAGGGTGTCCTCGTAGCCCAGGTCTCCACCTTGCTCGGCAACGACACGGTGACCGATGACGCGGTAGCCGTCGATGCTGGTCTGCGGCGTGTACACCTTCCGCCGCTGTCGGTTGTCCCAGCGGCCGATCAGGTAGATCTGCCGGGAGAACGGGTCCAGGCGGGTGCGCTGGCAGAGGTGGAGGAACGCGGACAGCTCCTCGGCGGTGACCTCGTTGTCGATGCCGGACTGCCGCAGGACGGCCCCCTGTTGCGGGGTCCAGTCGGTTTGGTCGGGGCGGATGGCGAGGGAGCCGCCGGCCTTGACGATGTCGTTCACTGGGTGTCCTTCGGGGCGGGGTAGTCGAGTGCGGGGGTGGTGGCGTCGGGGTCTGCGTCGTAGAGGAGATGCCGGTACTCGGCGGCCTCCCCGGCGGTGGCGTGGCCGGTCGGCCAGTCGGGGTGCGCGACGAGCCAGTTGGCGCGCTCGATGCGCGAGGTGAGCCGCTGGCGGGCGACGGTCTTCCGCACGTCGGCTTCGAGCTGGGTGCGGCCGACGTCCAGGTCGGAGATCGGGCGCGTCATCGGGCCACCTCTTCGGTGATGTCGCTGTGGCCGACGCGCTGGTGGATGTCCCAGTCGTCCTCGCCGTAGGCGTAGGGCTCCCATGTCCCGTCGAAGTGGCGCCAGCCGAGGGCCGTGCGCTCGCCGTCCTCGGGATGTGTGGTGACGACGTCGACGCGGAACATCCAGGCGGTGCCGTTCGCGGCGGAGTAGGTGTGGCCGGGCTGGAAGAAGTCCGGCGCGGCAGCCTCCGTGCCCTTCTCGACTCCGTAAGGCGCCTCGGCTCCTCGCTCGGCGAGACGGACATCCACAGCGCGCACGACCTTCGCCACGTTCTCCGGCGTCTCCCCGGCGGGGAACGTCGGCAGTTCGGCCCGGTGCACGTCTGCAGCAGCCTCAGCCCGGACGTGGGTGTCGTGCCGGGCGAGGAACTGGCGGGCGTCGTCCTCGTACATCGATCCGGCCTCGCGGATGCACTGCACGATGTACTCGGTCTGGTCGGCGGGCCTCATGCCGTCCGCCTCTCGGGGTTGAAGCGGGACAGGACCCGGTCCGCGGCCGTCAGCTCGGCGTGCAGGCGGTGCGTGTCCGCCATGGACACCTCGACGTGCGCCGACTCCATCCCGGCGACGTCCTCGACCTGCTCCAGCGCGGCGTCCAGCTCACCCTCGCGGCGCGGGCCCTGCATCACAGCGGCCAGCTCGTCGAGCGCGGCGATCACGTCGTCGCGGGCGTCGGGGTCACCCCAGTGGGTGACGAGCTGCACCAGCGTGTCGGTGCGGATCTGGTCGACGCGGAGCACCGAGTGCAGGTGGCCAGCGCCGAGTTCGAAGGAGAGTTGCGGCTTCGTGGACTTGATCATCGGGTGCTCCCGGTCTTGCGGTGGCGGCCCTGAGGCCGAGAAGGAGAGGGAGGGAGGTGGCCGGTCCGCGCCCAGTGCGGGACACGCGGCGCTGCGGCGGGCTTCACGCGGGGCAGCGGCTTCCGGTCCGTGACGGCCATCCACACCAGTTGGGCGATCCAGAACGCGAGGATCAGCAGGCCCAGGTAGATGACGGCGTGGATCGTGCACCAGCCGACCAGCACATGCATCACGGAGCGGCGTCCGGTTGCGGCAGGTCCCGGCCGAGCCGGTAGGTGTGGTGCAGGGGCGAGTCGTGCGGGTCCTCACGGAGGGCCGCGACCGGCGTGAACGTCCGCGTCAGTGCGTCCGGCTTCGGCAGCGGCTCACCACTCGCCGCCCGACGCACCGCCTCGACGGTGAACCAGCCACCGGAGACGATGCCGACCTGGTCCGCCGCGTCGCACAGCGCACGCAGCGTGGCCAGCCGCTCGTCCAACTCGGCGACCCGGGCCCGCAGCTCGGCGACATCGAAGACGTACGCCCGCTCCACCTTGTCGAGCCGCGCCTGCAACGCCTGTTGCTCGGCCGCCGTCTCCGGCGACTGGAGCATGCACGCCGCCTCCAGAGCCGCAGCCCACGCCGACGCCGTGATGTGCCCCCGCTTCTGCGCCGCGAGGATCACCTCACCCGCAGCCTTCACCCGCTTCGTGTTCACGCCGCCACCGCCTCAGCGCCAACCGGCACCGCCACGACAACCTCGACCGGCACGTCCCGCCACACCGTGTCCAGCACGTGACGGCGCATCGTCCGCCCCAAGTGCTCGTAGGAGTTCGCCGCGTGCACGTCCCCGCCGAGCACGTCCTGATACGCGTGGAGCCCCTCCAGCGAGTCGGCGTGCACGAAGCCGCGCAGCTCCGCCATGACCGAGCCGATCGACCAGCTCGCCTCCGGCAGGTGCGGGTGCTCCGCGAGGAGCTGCACCAGCGCGGTCGCCGCGCTGATCTGGGTACAGTTACTGGCCATCGGTGGCCTCTCCTTCTTCGGTTCGTAGAGGTGCGCCGGTAGTCGTGGGGTCGCCGGCCGGGCAAGCTGGGCGGCCCTTCGGCGCGAGTGGGGGTCAGTTGGTGGCGAGCGCCGGCTTGGCGGCGGCCTTCTTGCGGCGCGGCCGGTAGCCCGAGGTGGTGCTGCGGCGGCCGGCCCGCTTGTCCTTGCGGTTCGCCAACTTCTCGGCAATTTCGGCGAGGTCGGAGTCGCTGAAGATCAGGCGGTTGCCCATGCGGTGGCAGGGCCAGCCGAGCTTGTTGACGCCGTCGCGCAGGACCTTCTCCCCCGTGGTCGTGGGGTCGTCCTTGTCGCGGAAGCGGAGGCGGACGGCGGCTTCGGGGACGGTCCAGAAGTTCTCCAGGACCGGCTCAGCCGGGGTCTTCCGGGTGCGGGCGGGGGTCGCCTTCGTGGCGGGCATGGGTGTCCTTTCCGTGCTGCTCCTCGGGTGGGGCGAGGAGGCGGCGGTCGTCTTGCTGGATTTGCAGGACGGTGCGCAGGCGCTTGTAGGTGGGGGGCCGCACGTTTCGTCGAGCGCCGGTTTCAAGCTGGCTGAGGTACGGACCGCTTATGCCGGCGGCTTCGGCGCACTCGTCTCGGCTGAATCCGAGCTCTTTGCGGCGGGTGCGGATCTCCGCCCCGTCCACCGGGATGGTGGGTTGGGGTCTCTCCATGCACTGAAGGTAGCAGTCGAATCTAGATGGAACTAGATGTACGCGTGGGTAACTTACAGACGCATATAGCTGGCCATAGCTTCGCGAGGGGAAACCGGCCAGTCACCCTGCGCATCGGGCCATGCACACAGATGCGTATAGCGGTAGCTGGAGGTAGCTGCCATCATGTCGACATGGCGTCACCCAGCGATCAGACCGCCCGACACCTCCAGCGACTCGCTGCCCTGGTGTCGCAACGTCGCGCCCAGCTCAGGCTGAAGAAGCAAGAGGCCGCCGCGGTCTGCGACATCGCCTACATGACGTACTGGAAGATCGAAGACGGCCAGAGCGTCAGAGCCTCCACGTACTCCAAGCTCGAAGTCGGCTTCGGCCTGCGCGCCGGCTCGTGCAAGGCGGTCCTCGACGGCGCCGCTGACAGCGTTGTCCTTGAGGACGGCACCGAGTTGATCGAGGGCGGGCAGATCGCGCGCGTCGACACGGAGTCGCTGAGCGACGGCATCCCGGACGCGGTCACCAAGTCGGCGATGCTCGTGGCGCCGGAGTTGACCGGGCGTCAAATCCAGGACTTGAGTGAACAGGTGATGGAGGAATTGCGAAGGCGCGGAATTTTGCCCTCCGCGCCGTGAACTGCGGGCCTTCGCCGTACAACCTTTTCGCCGTTACCGAATCGTGACCGTATGGGGCTGATGAATCCTCAATCAACCCTTTGCGAGCGCCTGTTCGCCGTGTGACGCTTGCGGTCCACCTGGGGGGTTCCCAAAGCGACACTTAGGGGGACCTATGGCGACTGTGATCACCTTCGACAGACCCGGCTTCACCGCCAGGCTTCTGGAGACGGACGGACAGATCGTCTGCGTCCTGGCGACAGCGGCAGCCACCGACACCGTGATTCAGGCACGCGTGCGGAGGATGATGCGCGGTCAGGGCATCGACTGCCGAAATTGCGGCGGCTGCCCCGTGGGGCAGGCAAAGTAGAGCAGTCAGTACGCGGAGGCCGGCGGCAGGGGTGCTACGCCGGCACATCCGCGTTTCACCTCGCGATCGTCCTGGGGGGATGACGCATGCCGTACGCGGAACAGCGCGGTTCGAAGTGGAGAGTCCGGTGGAACACCGGCAAGAAGCACCCCACGAACGGGAAGTGGCTGTACGACAGCCAAGGCGGGTTCGACGACCGTGACGCGGCCATCGAGTACGGCCTGGACCGCGAGTCCGACATCCGCAACGACCGCTACACCAGCCGCCGCGACGGCGCGATCCTGATCAGCGAGTACTGCCGGACCTGGCAACAGACCCTCGACGTCGGGCATCTGAGACGCAGGAGCATCGAGAGCTACATCCGGCTGTACATCGAACCCCGCTGGGGCAAGATGGCGGTCGCCGACATCAAGCCGTCCGCCTACCGAGCCTGGGAGCTGTGGCTGAAGGACCAGCCCAACATCGGCGACCGGTACCGACGGGAGATTCTCCTCGCGTTTTCGATGATGATGGACGACGCCGTCAACGACGGTATGCGGCAGGCGAGCCCGGTCCCGAAGCAGCGCAAGCGCGGCCGGTACACCAAGGAGAAGCGCGAGCGGAAGCGGCCCATGCTCATGGCCGACGTCCATCAACTCGCCACCAACGCCCTGACGTTCTGGGGCTTCCCTGGCTATGTGTACGTCCTCACCATGGCGTTCACCGGGATGCGGCCCGCCGAGGCCTACGCACTGCGCCGCGAGTACTGCTATCCCAACTGGCCCGCCGCGGACCCGCGCATCGACCCGACCGAGGAGATGCGCTACGAGGAGGACCTGGAGCGGTACGCCGGCGAGAAGCCGATGCCTGCGATCCGGGTCGAGTGGCAGCATCAGCGGGAGGACGGGAAGCTGAAGCTGTTCCCGCCGAAGTACGAGTCCCGGCGCACGTTGGTTGTGCCGCCGTTCCTGGCGGAGCTGCTGGAGATGCTGCTCGGATCGCACGAGTTCGAGTACGTGTTTCCTTCAATCAACGGTGGCGAACTGGCGAACGCGAACTTCACCTTTCACTACTGGCGTCAGATCGCCGACGGCCGTGAGGCGTCGGTGCCGCGGCAGAAGGGCGCCGGCCGGGGCGGTACGTGGCGGCCTCTGCCGGCGATTCCTGCGGTGCCGGGGTGGGAGGGGAAGCGGCAGTACTTGACGAGGCATGGTCACAAGGAATGGTGCGACGAGGACGGCCATAGCCGGATCGCGGTCGAGTCGCGCATGGGCCACGAGCTGGCCGGCGTGGAGGGGCTCTACGCGAACGTCACGCCGACGATGGAGCGGGCGATCGCGGATTCACTCCAGGCTCGGTGGCTGGGCTTCATGGCGGGTCTCCCAGCCGGTTGGGAGCCTCAATCTCCCACCCCTCTCCCAGTGGATCTTGCGGAATGGATGAAATTGCAGGTCAAAGCGGGTAAGGCTTTGCAGAAATGACGTTGTTCATGAAATTCATTTCGACCAAGAGCTTCATGCCCTTCGTCTACTACCGCATCGCCCTGGGCATCGTCATCATCGTGCTGGTCAGCATGGGCGCCCTCTGGTTCCGTGCGGCCCGCTGCCGAGGTCAACGACGAGATCCGTGCGCTGTGGCAGCGCACGGGCGGCTCCCTGTCGGCCGAGGATCGCGCGGAGTACGAGCTCCTCGTCGTCGAGTGGGCGGCCGCGATCCGCGGCGGCGTCGTCACGGCGGCCTGA